CTAATCAATAGAATCTAAATCACCTTCGATTGCCGATGCATTAGGATTCACCGTCGCTTTTAATTCCCCACCACTCGATAAGAAATCATTACGTTGGAAATAGGCTTCTCTCATTAACAAATACGGATCTGAAGAGTTCTTCAGTAAACCATCAGAATCGAGTAATTGTGAACGGGTTTCAATACCTTCAAGCGCCCATTTACCCGCTGACATCCAGAACGTCAAATAACTTAACATCGGATATAGATCATCGACTAAGTTACCCCCCTCTTCACGTACCGTAAAGCTACCGTAGCCCGGTAACACGACGTATGGGCCATAGCCAACATCATAGTAACCTAGAGTATTACCAAAACGTTTAGGTTCTTCTTTCGCTAACTGAGGGTTTGCCATTGAAGCTACGTCGATAAGCCCCCCCACTCCGAAAACGGTATTGAGGAAAAAGCGATTAAAATGTTTAAAACCTTGGCTGACTTCGCCTCGTAGGAAGCTATTCAGCATACTGGCTGGTTCTTCAAGGTTAACAAAAAAGTTGGTTAAACCATTACGTGCAGGCATCGGTACATAATCACGCCAAGCCACTGCAACAGGCCTTAAAACGTACGGGTCTAACACATTGTAGTTAAAATTGAACATCGCTCGGTTAAAACCTTCAAGCGGATCCGAACGTTCCTGAGTTTCAGGGTTTATTGAACTCGAACATCCAACAAGCAAAACTCCCGCAAGAAGAACGCCACTCATGCGAAACTTCATAATACTCTCCATCCCCTGCACCACCAGCCATGGCACTTTTCTACGAATTATAAGCTAATATGTTTATATTAAAAGCAAACAGATATAATTGTTAATCAATTTGAGTGCTAAGAACAACTAAGCAACCATAATGTTAACTATACCTTATTTATGGCATCCATTATTATAAGAAATGTGATTAAACAGGTAAGAATCACTTTTTATCGGGCAAGAAACACAAAAATGTAGAAGATTCATAGTGATAATGCACACTATTTTAAGTATTACTATGATTTACATGTATAATTCTCATTTATCCAATTATCACATACAACTTATTTATCTAACCAGTCAATCAAAACTTCACTTGAGCAAAAAACAACTAAAAGCTCTTTTTGCAGCTTTTGATAAAAGAAATTCCACGTAACAACTTGATTCAACAGGAAGTCAGAAGTAGAATGCCAACCACTACGACATTAGCGGTGAAGTCCCCTTAGTTAAATGGATATAGTTAATAAAATAATCAACCAATTGAATTTATTGATATTTTATACATAACCACATCATATAAAGTACACTGTTATGTACACAACCTAAAAAGCAACCCCAAAAACCTCTCATTTTTGTGTCACAATTTCGGCACAGCTCGTCACAGTGATTTCCCCTCCATGCTATACTCGTTTCATTATCCCCACGCAGAAAACCATCATGCACAATCTCGCAGAACTACCAAAAGAAGATAAAGACAAAGTGAATGTCGATTTAGCCGCTTCCGGTGTCGCATATAAAGAAAGACTCGGCAAGCCCGTTATTGATGTCGAAATTGAGCGACAACAACCCGAGCACTTGCGCGAGTACTTTCGGGAGCGTTTAGTTTATTACAGAGAATTGAGTAAGCGGTTTCCGCATGGATATGAGTACAATAATGAGTGATTATATTTGCATTGCTGTCTCACCATCAGACGCAATTAGAAACGCTATAACATGCTTATCACTCAAAACCACATCAGCACCCGCCTTTAATCGTATGTAGCTATTGTGCTTTAATGTTGTTTGCCCTGCTGTAGTTGATTCAAGATAAAATACTTGACCACCAGTGCCGCCTACAAATCTCGTGATGATATAAGGTGTTGAGTTTCCAACCCTCACTAGCGTAGTTGCTGACACATCAATTTGAGTTACTGTATTCTGCGTTTTAGCAGTAAATACAGTTGCTAGATTTGCTGTTTGTAGCGTCTTGCTTGTTGAGTTCAGACGTAATCTGCTACCTCCATCGCTCGACACAATATCAAGAAGTCGCTCACCACCTGCGCCTGTTGATGGTATCATGCGCCCAACTAACTCATCGTTTCTACCAAAGAAATCAAAGAACCCACCTTTGCCAACTGCTACAGGTTTTAGCACTTGAACTCTGTGATTTGGTAGGCCGAACATTGGCATATCATCACGCTCACCAAAAATAACCGCTGGCTTAACATCCTGTCCTCTCGGAGCTCGAATAAACTCCCATGTCACGCTCCCATCACTTACAGAACCTGATGTGTGGCTCGGGGTGATATTTCCTGTCGTGCCTGTGTTTACAGCCCGATATATTTTAATGCTTGCAGTGACGTAATCCCCTGCCTTTACCTTCTTACCATGGTGCCACATTCCCTTCATTGGCGCGTAAAATTGCGATGCACCCGTGTCAAAGAACATGATTTTCATCGGAGTGCCGCCAACTGAGTCATCTTGAAAGCCAAAATGCATACTCGGCCAATTTCCCCATGCCGCACCAACAGACTTCGCGTTGTACACATAGACCGCCCCTTCACCTGTGCTATTTGGGTCGCCTGTATAAGAATATATTGAACCAATACGGTAATTATTTGGGTCCTTGTCATACGGGTCAAACATCCAATCCAGCTTAGCAGTAGTGCCTTCTACATTTCCATTTGGCTCAATATGTACACGTGTCCCACCGATGTTCACAGAGCGTAAGATAACATGTGTAGTAGATTGTGATTGAGGTCTGCGAAACTCTACATTTCCTGCGATCATTCCAGCTCGATATATCTCCACCCGATTGCCACTTACAGTTAATGTTACAACTCCGTCATTGTCTGAGCTAATGTAAGTTATCTCGCCTGTGATGGGTGATAGTGCGTAATAACACACTTTACTCGCTGAATTGAAAAATAAGCTACAGTTATCGACAGTGGTTAACGTGAGAGTTGATACTTGATTAACGTTGACATTATGTAAGCGGGCAATCGCATTTAAATCAGCGTCAAACACACTTTCCCAGTTCTTAATTCCAACGAGAACCCATGCGCCCTTTTCTACACCGCCCGTTGTTTGCGGGGTTGAATTGGCTGGAATGATTTTTTCTAGAGAGCCTTCCCAGCGATAATACTCACCATCACCATCGGGCAAAGACCACAGAACCACATGATTAAGTAATGTCACTGCCGCGCCATCTTGAAATGTACCAACTGGTGCATATCCTGCGGCAATAATCGCCTGATTAACATCAATCTTAAATTGCTCAATCAACTGTTCCACGACCCAATTCATACCCTCAACAGTTCTATGGCACTTACCAAATCTATCGGTATATGAATGCTGAAGTGATGTAACAAACTCATCAATTTTTTCAGAGTTAAAACCTAAATCACGGATATCCTTGCTTGGTACTGGATTTTTTGTTGGGATTGTTCCTGCCATTTTATACCTTCCAAATAAAAAGCCCTCACATGAAGGGCTTTGTTGATTAATGATTGCTGTTATGCGTTGTAGTCGGCTTTTGCGTCGAAATATTCTGTTGCAGTTATTGTGTAACGTTCACCGCCGAGTGGGCGTTTATCGGTTATCACCCACTTAGTCATTTCTAACTCATCTGAAGTGGCAATGATGTAACGTGATGCAACTTGTTTGTTATATCCATCGTAGAAATTGAGCTCGATATCTTCTGGTACACTTGCAATAAAGCCGAACTCGGTATCATTCCGAGGTTCAGCTTTAAATTTCTGCGTTGTGTAGCCCATCGAGTCAGTGAGATATACCCACATTTCTTCATCAAATTTGATTTTCTCACTGATTTTGAATGCCTCTCCTTTTCGTTCAGTGATGTAACCTGCTTGCTGATTTGAATCATAAGTATCAGCTATCAGTACCATATCGCTAGGGTACACATTCCCACCATCTGCTAGGGTTGTTAGACTAATGCTTGTTCGTTGGTGAATGAGTCGGTTGGCTTCTAACAGCGCTCTATCCATTGCTTGGTAACGATTCCTACAGCCCTGCAAAACTATCTTATTCGGTGTGCGAGATAGCCCTTCAGTGATGCCATTCTCATCAACTCGAAAGCGGATATAGTCTTTCTTATTGCGAACTGGTTCGACATACTCCAACTCAATTCCGTCATAGCCAGAGGGCATCGACATGTCATACGATATCTTCATGTCATTGCCTGTAATGTTGGAGCGATTAAACGTGGTCATTGGGAATTCGCTGGACTGTTCACGGGAGAATGTGAGGACTGCATTATCGAAATAAGCAGTTACCCTTGCGGCATTGCAGATAGTTTCGATACGTTGGCCTAGTGAGATATCTTCGTCGTCGAATGTGTAATCGAAATATCCCAATCTATCATCAGGCAAGCTATCGTAAATTCGATATAGCCCGTCAATATCGATATTCTTCTCGCTTTCTCCTGCGGTGATTAGCCAAGTGTGCAGCACAGCATCAGCAAAACTGCGCGATGGCCTGAGCGTATAATCAACTTGCTTTGATACTCGGTCATACGAAATGTGCATGCGTGTGGCCAACAAATTGTATTTGCGCTCTCTTGCTCCCGTTGGCGCTTCGGTGGCTCTTACTGACACATTAACAATCGTGTCATTATCAAAAACGACATTCTCACGAACTCGGACAATGTGAGCGTTTTCGATTTTCATGATGCTCTGGTCACTGCTGTTATTGCGCCGAGTGAGTTGTACAGCGTAACGTCCACGGCCTGAGTTAAGCGTCACCTTGTCGGTTTTGTAATAAACTCGTGCGCCATTATTTGCACTTAGCGCAGTATTAAAGCTTTGACGAGTGCCCGCTATTTCTTCGTTATCCGTGTTTATCTTCCAGATTTCGACAGTTGCATTGCAGTTATCACCGCCGCCGAGTTGCGCTTGCAGATGAATCCACATCTGGTCACCATCTACTGGCGAGAAGAACGGGCCCACTGTTAAAAACTGATTGTCATACAGAATGAATTTCGTTGTGTTCACGACCGCATTCGGTGGAAGTTGCGCTAAGTCAGTACCGGTTAAGTTGGTAAAGAAGAATTCATAATACTCAACAGGGTTAATCAACGAGCCATCGTCACTCTCTTTAGCATCAACTAACTGAGCATCGATTTTTACATCTTTAGTTACAGAGCCCTGCGGCGTGTCGTAGCTCACATTTACAGTCATTGAAATAGAGCGCGGCTTTGTAAGCTCATAGAAGTATTCAAACTCATCTTGCTTAACGATTTTAATTGCAGCTTCACCGCCTTTTATCTCGCCTGAAACTACTTCGTTTGCTGTCGCTGTTTGCTGCGGGATATCTTTGCTTTCATTGGGCCCCGGCAATTCTTGTCCGTCGATATCAGGGAACTCAAAACCTTCGTTAATCAGCGGGATAACTTCTTTTGGCCTGTATATCCTGTAACTTGCCCCTGCCATCGCGGTGAAATCAGATTCAGCAAATCGGATACTTTCCGTTTTATACTCGCCAATGCCGATGTTTAGCCACTCAGTTACCGTTTTGAGGTTGTTATTGTACTCAAACATTGACTGCTGAATGAGGTCAGGAAACGCCCTTACTTGACCGTGAATTTCTGGTCTTGCTTGATATGCTCGAGCAACGTTCGTTTGTCCTGTGAGTCGGTTATTTGGGCTGTCTTTAACATTCGACTCCGCAGCAGAAAATGACGGTGTTTTTGGTGCAAGAAACGAGAATACTTTAGTTACAAGGTTAAACACTGGGTTTAAGATATCGCCGATAACGCCCTTTGGTTGGTCGAACACTTGAATAAAGTGAGTCGGTGTAATTTCGAAATCTAACTCGTCATCTAAGCCAAGCTCGACACCATTCACTGTTACCAGTACATCCCTTGATAAATCCTCTCGATGCACTAGAAAATCGCTATAAAAAAAAGAGCCGACTTTTAAATCGACTCTTTCTTTAGGTGTTCCCGCTATTCGTTGAATTTCAACTATCGGCATATTTCATAAACTCCAATTTCGTGAATTTCTTCTCAAGCACAATGAGCCTATCCATTCTTACAGCGCCATTCTCGCCCCTGCTATGAAATGCATTGCCATCGATGATTAAGCCAATGTGGGCAGGCTGAGAGCCGCGATAGCCAATAAATATCCCGTCATCTACTGGGTGCTCGGTGCGCTGCCAGAATTCGACTTCATTCTCATAGCAGGTTACAAAATCATGGTCCGATTCGTAGCCAGCATCGTGATGAATTTCCGTACCTAGTACGTACCTAAAATACAAGACCACCAAGCCCCAGCAGTCACACTCATTCAAAGTACATGCTCGATTCTTCCACGGCTTACCTATCATCAGATTAATAAACTCTAATTTCGTCATTAAACCGTCTCCAAGCCTGTGAATTCTTCCATCGTGTAAATGCGCCCAACGTTCTTATTCAGTGGGTTATTCATAGACAGCGTGACAGTGACCGATTCCGCATCGAGCGAGCAATCTTTCACGTACAGTGACCATTCGCTTATCGGATTATCTTTATCAGCAGAATCAAATAGCCTGAACGTTGCCACTATCGGCTTCATTCGAGTATTTGACCGCCATAGCTTGAGTTGCTGCTTAAAGTCCTGAGCGACTCGACTAAACTTAACCGAAGCATCGATAATCGGCGTTTTGCTTTGCTGGCTTTCAGCAAGTTCGAAGTTGCACGGTTGATACTCAACACCACCCAAGACTTTAGGCTCTATCTGCAAGCTGACTAAATGAATATTTCCGAATGAGGGGTGATAGAACTGGATAGTTTCGTAGAATGTACGCATCGGTCGTTGCGCTCGGTACTCTCTTAACTTCATTCTCCCCCCTTACATCTTGGTAATCGCTCGGTGACGACGATATCGAGTAGGCCCCAATCTCTTGGCGGTATCTCAACAATTAAATCGCCAAACTCGTCATCTTCATTAAATAGCTTGCGGCAGATAACCGAGCCCGTCCAAGTTACTACGCTGCCATTAATCGACGTTTGCACTGGATAACTAACAAAGTGAAGCTCCTGCGGTTGTAGCCCTGAACCACCAAGATTAATCGGCATCCTGAACCACTTAGTGCAGTTGTCCAAATAATTAGGGCTTCTCAACCATTGCTGAAAAGCCCTTTCTTCACCTAGCTGGAATATCCACTTAACATTCCAAACTGTTTTAATGTCATCCGTTAGCTTCTGGAATATCGGCGCTCCAACTTGAGGCTGATCCGTTCGAAACCCAGTGTCAAACGTCATGTTCTTATCCGCTTTTTGTGGTAACGGGAACCATTCAGGGTAGTCGATTATTTCCATGGATAGCCTTTACAGTCTGGTAGTTGCTGTGGTGTTTTGAGTTATTGAGCGATGCATAGGTCCCTTCTCTTGCATATCAGTTAAGAATGCCTGAACTGTCAACGTATCACCGTTTTGTGATGCTTGCGCCTCAAATTGATGCTTGCCTGAGGAGTAGTCGTTGAACTCAATGTTCAAGGTGATTCCATTACCACTACCCTGCATATCCTTATTTGAAATAACTCGCCCATTGTCGCCCGGTATCATGTATTGCTTTCCGGTACTGGCTTTGAAGATTTCAGGCTTGCCATGCTCACCGACTTGATACATTTGACCAGCGCCGACGGGGCCTCCGTTATATCTCGCACCTGCAACAGCCAAACCCTTTGCCATGCCAACAGTTCCAGCGATAGCTGTGTTAGCAGCAGCGGCATTTGCGCCTAATGTTGCTAGTGATGACAATGCAGCAGCAGGAGCCCAAGCTGTAGCAACCAATGCAGCTTGACCAGCTGAAGCAGCGGCAGCAGCACTCCCCATAGTTTGACCAATGATGAAGTTTTTCAGCATCTCAACGCCAACCTGAACAAGCGAGTTAACGACGCTGTTTAGCATGGTGTTACCCAGTGAACGTGCTGCATCTGCTGCTGACATCGTGCCTGTTACTAAACCAGTGATTACATTCGATGCATTGCCACCAAATGAATCTACAGCTGAAGTAAGCATGTTGTAGCCTAAACTAGCTTTACTCAGCTCTTGCCACTGTGCATCCATCCTCTTCTGACGATACTGCTCCTCGATTTGAGAGCGCAATGCCTCAGCCTCAGCAATACTTTGCGGGTAAAGTTGCTTATACTGGTTGATTTGCTCCATCTGTTTAGCAAATTGGTTATCTATTGCTGTCACTGGTGAAACGCTTTCCTGAAGAGAAGTGAAGTTAGACTGGCTATTCTTTCTATCTTCCTCCGCTTTAGTTGCCGCCTTTGTAGCTGCTTGCACTTCCCAAATAGATTTGGCGCGTTCTTTTGCTAATGCTATTTGCTCAGGTGAAGCTTTAGCGCCTAGTGCCTGTGCAGCATCATACTGCGCTAGCTCAAGCGAGCCTTCTGCATAACCTTGGTTGAGTCTGGTTAGTTCGGCTTCAAGTCTGTTTAATGCATCAGCTGCTTGTTGAGTATCTTTTGTTGATACCTTTGATAATGCTGATGAAGACTTTCTTTGATCATTAACTTTTCCTTGCCACTCATATTGCTGTTTGACTCCTTCAATATATTCTTTGGCAATCTTTGGATCCAAACCTTCTTGTTTTGATAAAAATTGCTCCGCCCTAAAAATAGCAGCAGCTTTGGCTCCTTGTTGATACTCAATCTTCAATGCTTCAACGTTAGTTTTATGCTGTCCAATTGCTGTTTTAAGTTAGCCGCTCCCTGCGTTTCCATTAACTGCTTCTTGGAAGCAACAGCATCATCAATAGAGCGCCTTATATCATCAGTTATGGCAACACCTTGTTCTGCATATTTATTTTCAAGGTTTAACTTATAAGCCATTAATTCAGCAGCTTGAGCACCATTTAAGAGCAACTCATTTAAAACTACGTGCTGATCAGATAGCGAACTATATTCTGATTTTAGTATTTTAACTGACTTTGCAGCATCACCTGTTGCTATTGGCCCCGCCTCTGAAGCTATGTTTAATTTATCTTGTTGAGTTGCTAAGTTATCAACACTTCCTGCATATGTGTCATATTCCCCTCTCAATTCATCAAGTTTATTTTTAAGACTTGCCAACCTACTTTCGTAGGTATATGCCATAGCGCCTGCGTTTTGCATCCACTCAAACGGATTTTCTTCCATGTATTTGATGGTTGCCTGTACTTCTTTTATCCTTTTTGCGACCTTATTTAATGACTCTGTATCGGCTTTTATTGCTAACTTAGCCTGATTAGCAGCCGCTTTTGCTTGACTCTGTGTTAACTCGTCTACTTTTTGGATGGCCTCATTAACTTTATTTTTATAATCATCTATAGAGGAACTATTGCTCATAGCCTGATAAAGAGCATATACACCAGCCGCTGCAAGTAGTAGAACTCCTGATGGACCACCAAATAAAGCCATGACACTTCTTAATCCATTCATTGCAACTGCCTGCGCTTTAGTTGCTGCTGTAGCTCTATTCCTAGCCACCGTTGCCGCCTCGTCAGCGGCTGTTGCAGTAACTTTTGCCTGCTTCTCTAGAACCTCAGCTTGAGCTAATTCTATCGTTGCTTTTTTATGTGCTTCCTTTGCTGACTTTACTTTATCTTCTGCATTCCAGACTTCTTGAGCTATAGCATTAGATTGCTTTTCTATTTGATTTTGTGTTCTTTGTGCCGCGCTCCTTGCCTTGACCACCTCTGCTAATGTTTTTTCATTACCAATAGTTTCATGGGCTAGCTCCGCTTGCTTGAGCTGGTATGTTTGTTCTTTATGTAATGCTTCTAGTGACTCTATTTGTGCTGTTTTTCTGTCTGCTAATGCCTCCGCTACTTGCAACTCTGACTCGGCTAGTTTTATCGCCTCTTCCGCTGCCTTTCTTTTCTCTTGTGTTGATAAAACCAATTGAGACGCCTCAGCCTGATATGCTTGAGCTTGTTTTTGCATCGCTTCTGCATTCTTTACCTCTTCTGCTGTAGCGTTTATTGCTGCCTGCGTATGCTTTATTAATGTCTCAGTAGCATTTCCTATGTTACCAACATACCCAGCACCAATTGATCCAGATACTGTGCTTAAGACACCTGTAAATTTGTTGTGTGTTTGAGTTGCCTTATCTGTCGCCGATGAATTAGCTCCTATTTTCCCAGATAATTGGGACAACTCCCTAGATAGCTTGTTTACTTCAGGCATCTTCAAGGCAACGCCAACCTGCGCTGCTGTTTTATCCAGCTTGTTAAGTGAATCAGTGGCTTTAGTTGTGCTTTTTTCTACGTTATCCATTACTTTGTTAACTTGCTTCTCACCGACAAGTAATTCTTTAATGTCCATGCTTACATCGTAGTGGATACCACCTGCTGATTGGCTTTCTGACATAATTATTTTCCTCTATAAAAAAGAAAGCCCCGTCAAATTGACAGGGCCTATGCATAAAATTGGTTTGTATGATCTGTTAATTCTTCACGCAATCGAAAAGTGCTTGTGTGGTAGCTTTTACATTCCCTGTGCCATCAATCGCAATGGCGGCACCACCATCTGGAGTAAATGTTTCTAGAATCCCATCATTTTGGTAAATAAAGCTGACTTTATTGTCATTTTTAATTTCTTTCATTTCGTGGCTGACATAATCACCATTTTTCATACCATGAATAGTCATTGTTGGCGCTTTAAATGTTAATTTTGCTTCAGTTACATCCACAGGAAATACATAGTCACTTTTACTATCTATAGATTTATTATTTAGTGAATTAGATACTTTACAAGAATACGTTCCATCAAATTTATTCTGCTCTCCTTCACACCCAGCCAGAGCTAACAATGCGGCAACTAGTAATATTCTTTTCATTGTATACCTACTAATAAAATTCAACTTTACTGGCATTCCCTTGATAAAAAGCCAGCACATCGCCATTAGGCTCAAATATATTTACTGATGAGAAGTATAAATTTCCAATCTGATTACTAGTCGATTTGATGATCTCTGAATCATCGACATCAATAACTAATATTTTCCCAGCGTCTTTGTTTGCCTTATCTTTACTTCTAGCAATAGACAATACGGCAAATTTACCGAATTCCGATATGTCTGCACTCATCATTAAAGCAGTGCAATTCATTCTATACAGAACCTTGCCGTGTTTATCTGCAACCACAATTGCGACTATAGAGTTATCGTCTTTGTTATGCAGCGAAAACAGAAAGACACCATTTGTCGCTATAGCATAAACCTTATAGCAATGACCTTGCGGAGCATCCATTATTAGCTGTACAACATCATTTAAAACTAGAGTAATTCTGTTGTCCCACCTAGTGTTCTCTTTGTCATTTTTTGACGTACAAACAAACCACTGCTTGTTACATGATGGAACACCTGTAAGAAATTCATCGTTAAGCGAAAACAGTGATATTTTCCCATCTTTACTGGTATGAAACCGCTCAACTTTCATCCCACCCTCACCTCAGTTTTTTATCAGTCTAGTTTCTTAGTGCCGCAATTGGGAGCAAATCGTTATTTAAGAACTATGCCATTTAGTGCTTCTAATATTTTGTTTACATAGGTTCCGAATATGGCTGCACCTGCGATAAGAATAACACTAACAACCGCGCTAGAAGCTTTAACTACAGTCTTGAATGTTTTAATCTCACTCTCAATATCACCTATTCTTTTGCTAAGTGTCCCGTCGGTATTATCGATTTTTTCAATTAGTGATTTATTACTTTCAGCCAACATTTTGCTTTGTGATATTTCTAATTCACCGATTTTCGATAACACAGACTTGTTGTCGCTTTTTATTTCTCTGATATCCAATTTTATTTCTGTAATGTCTCGCTGGATGTGAGAAACATCAGACTCTAATTTCGCAACCCTTGATTCCATATCGCCACCTCCACCGCCTGTTCTCTTTGTCTTCGGTTGCTTAACCCGCCATCTATAACCGAAAAATTACCATATTGCTTAGCGTTATTGTCCACTTATTCACCAACCTCGGCATTCAAAAGCACTTGGTAATCATCTAGAACATCATGAAGCTCTGCACTATCATATAGTTTAAAATTTACTTGATATAAAGATGATTTGTTTATAATAACGGGCTCTAATTCAATTTGATTTACTAATGTACAAAACCCCAAATCATTCTCTTTTGTCTCAAAATGCTTCAGCTCACCTGTATTTACTAGCACAACATTGCCTAACTCAGTAATGTCTCTTACTGAAATCAATAAGTAATAGTTTTTGGATAATCTTACTCCTGTAAGTGCTACCATAAACTTAAACCGAACTGATTCCGACTGCTTATTTTGCAATTTTAAAGTAATTAGCGGCTTTACGCTTCTTTCAACCCCATCGGATGGAACATATATTTCCTCTAGTGGGATTATGTAAGCAAACTTTTCCTGTATCATTTGCCGCCCTCATACATCTTCTTGACGGTTTCCATGAATAGCTCTTTGAACTTATCTGATTCTAAGTTGGCTAGTTCGTCTATGTTCTTCGGTTTTCTTTCTTCGTCTACAGCTTCCTGTAGGATCATTATTATTTCCGAGTTCATAGAGCGACCATTCTTAAGCGCTCTCTTTTGAATTTTTTCTTTTAAATCATCAGGTATTCTAACGCCCATTGGCGTTAAGCCTCTCATGCCTTTCATCATAGCTACCCTCTGCAACATTTAGCATCACAGTGTAGCTAAAATACTATTGACTAAATACTTTTAAGTTGATAGCTTTATAGCTACACCTTAGCTACACGGAGAGCAAAAAATGAGGATGAGAGAAGTTTCCCCATTGGGGTTAAGAATAGACCCCGAAATCAAAGAAATATTGAAGCTTATTGCAAAAAAAGAAGGAAGGTCTCTGAATTCAGAGATGGTTCAGAGATTAAAGCGAACGCTCATACAAGATGGTCTATTGAGTGCTTAAAACAGCGAAGCCCCGACTGCGCGAACAGTCGAGGCTTCTAATTTAGTCCGAAACTTGTAGGAAACGAACTATGAATACTATATCAACAATTAACGTGCCTTTCCACGGTAACAATTTATATGTGGTTAATTACAACGGTGAGCCACACATACCAATGAAACCGATTGTGGAAGGTATGGGGTTAGATTGGAAAAGCCAATTCAGCAAGATTAAATCAAGGTTTTCTAAAGGAATGGTGGAAATCACCATACCCACAAAAGGTGGTGAACAGTCAATGATTTGCCTAGCTCTCCGTAAACTTGCTGGCTGGCTTCACACTATCAGCCCTAACAAAGTTAAACCTGAAATCCGCGATAAAGTAATTCAGTATCAAGAAGAATGTGACGACGTACTTTATGAGTATTGGACTACTGGCGAAGTTAAAGCCAAGAAAAGCACCACCACAGACGACCGCGCACCATTGCGTAACGCTGTTGATTGCCTGATGACTAAAAAGCGCCTGAGCTTCCCTAAAGCCTATGGTTATGTTCACGCTAAATACGGAGTAAATAGCATTGATGAGGTTCCGCTTGATTTACTGCCAGAAGCAGTGGACTACATCTATAAAGTTGCGCTAGAAGGTGAATACATTCCCAAGCAACAATTGCCACAGACTGGACTAGAAAGCCTTGCGATGCCTATTTCTTTCTTCGATGATTTCGATTGGCTGTTTGAAGAAGAAAACATTAGCAAGAATGAAGCGCTATCTCATGCAGACGCTTATCCTCGTTGCATGTTGAAAACTGCGCCTGAATATCCGAACCCTGTAGGTGTTTTATTAAATAAATTGCAATCGGCAGGTGTTGATGTATCAGCTGCTCAAATTCAGCTAAGAGCATTACGCAATCACCTGAGAGCTACAATCATGCAGCTTGATATTGCCAGTAGGAAAGATACAAAGACGCTACTGTCAAATACTAACGTGGCCTTTAATCACCTTAAAGCGATTAGAGAAGAATGGAGAACCACGCTAGCACCTGCGATTGAGAAACTTAACCCTAACTTAGAATACGAAGTTACACGCAGACTGGCAGAAATGAACGGCGCTATTTACGCTAACCTCATGAGCTTGCAAGGAGCTAAATCTGGTAAGTTATTAGCCTAACCACCCAGCCCAAGGACGGGCTCATATCTCACCATCCCATCAATTAGTTTCAGTAATGTTAGCTTAGCGGGAGTGCAAATTGAAGCAAACAAAAAACCCACCGGAGTGGGTTTTTTGTAGTTTTACATTGTCTGCTTTCTTATATTTTCAAGTTCAGAATCGTCAAATAAGTCTTTTATGTCCACATCTAGCTTAGATAATACTTTCTCTATTATTTTCCTTTGATGGGTTTTTAGCTTATCGGTTTTAGGATTCACAGTAAGTGACTTGATGATAAGTTTTTTAATTTCATCTTCAGTGTCAAATTTTTTTATTAACCAAGAATAACAACCTTTATTATAAATAAGAACAGGGTTGCTTCCATCTTTTTCTAAAAGTTGATCTACTATATCCAATGCTTCACTTATCCTATCAACTCTTTTTAATGCGTAAGCTTTCATTACCATCAATCGGTCATATTCATGATATTCATTCACTTTATCCACCAATAATAAAGCCTCATCTAGCATTTTTATAGCATCGTTGAATTTTTTAATTGATGCTATTCTTGACTCTTCATCTGGCTTATCTTGGAATTTTTGCCCAGAAGCAACGGCATCTTTTGCCTTCATATACAAAAGCTCTATACTGATTCTTTTCTCATTTTTCTTTATTTTTAAATTTTCTTCACGCAACTCATTTATGCTTGTACTATTTTTCTCTTGTTCTTCCCCAAGCGCATTCACCTGACTTTGGATGACTTTATTTGCTATATTATCTAAAAGGCTATAACCAAGATATGATGATATACCAGATAAAGATATCAACATAAACAACTGCTCAATATATACATTTGGTAACGTACTTTTGAGTGGCAAAACAAGACTTTCATACTTTAGATGTAAAAACGATGTAATGAATGGTAGGCATATGAACGCCGCCCCTACCCCTATCATATAAGTCCGAAAAATACTTTTCCATCCACTCTTTAATTTTAACTCTTTACCAACTCTAACCGTTGCACCAAGAACAGCGCCAATAATAATAATTAAAGTGAGAAACGTAAAATTAACTACGGCTACCACATTAGGGCTAGCAAAGTTCGGCCACGACATTTTTGTTTTATACCTATTTTTATATGTAAAAAGGGCGGTTTCCCGCCCTTAGACTCGCTTGAGTCTGATGTAGCAATCCTAGCTCAATCAGAAATCAGGATGCTCATCTGAGTATCTAAATTTTCTAATCATGCTTTGCTCCTAAATGTATAGTGATGACTGATATACTCAGTATATGCTCATAAGTAGGTTAGTCAGTTTCGCGCCTTAGCTGTGAAATACTTAAGGGACGAGCTTATACTTTTGTGTAGCAATTGTTCTGCGCTTAACCAATAAGCAGCGAATATTGCCTATATAAGCTATACTGTAACCTACGAAGCTTCTAAAAAATGTAATCTTTTGACACCCCCGACAAGGTGTACAAGTAATAATATAGAGTCATTTCGATTCAAAGACAACTATGTCTAAGCGTTTTTTACAATAGATCACACTTAAAGTTATACCAACACTTCACGTTAGATATTATAAATACTTACATAAAGACTCTTTGACACACTCACATTGTGAATCATACATAGCCTAATAACAACTCTAATAAATAACTCTAACTTAACTCTCTTTGACCATCAAAACACTGTATACATATACAATGATACCTACTTGGTACGCATTGATACCTAAAAAACACCGATCTAGAATGAAAGTTTTTGAGGATAGGTGGCATGGAAAGAAAATATAAGCATCCGCAGGTTAACCTCAGATTACCGACTGATTTAAAAGATAGAATTCAAGAATTAGCTGAATTTAACAATCGGTCAGCCAATCAGGAAATGGTCGCAGCTATCGAATATTGGATACTGCGTAATTCTCATGTTGAAGTTTTAACGATTTCTGATGCGGCTGAGCGCATATTCCAGCTTGAACGAGAGATGGAAGTCGTTAAGGAAAAATTAGGGATTAAGAAGTAGCCGCAAAGCTACTTTTTATATTCTTTAAGTAAGACGCCAGTATCGCTATAGATTCTGAATGTGTCGCCTTCCTGCATTTCGATAAAGTCACCAACATAGCGGTCATCCCTATCAATAGGATGAATGAAGATTACATCTCTAAACGGTGGCTTGTCGGGTACATGACTTTTCATTTCCTCAACATAAGCAACGCTTTTAACGTGAATTATCTCATCTTTAAACCTGTACTTATGCCTAGATGGGTTGGCCAAAATAATATTTAAATACATAGTTACCCCTTGTCCGCTTTAGCTTGTGCAATTCGACGTTTTTTACGCTCAAAATAATCATCAACAGCAGTGTCATATTCTTCTTTAGTGAAGCCTTTTTCCTCTGGGTACTTAGCTTTAAGCATCATCAAAAACTCTGACATTGTGAGTTTCTCGGCTTCATCACGGTTCATTTCAAAGTGGACACGGGAGGCATTGATATATTCGACAGCGTTAAATGAGTCAGTGAATTCTTTGTCGCTCTCATTACGCTGCAGCTTCCTGATTTTCACCTTGCCAATTACGCCATGGATCATCAACTCTCTAGCCAACACGATAATGTCAGATATTGGTAGCTTACCCATGCGGTAAGTTGTACCGTTTTTACCTGCGCGCCATTGACCTATTAACTCGTCACAGTCCTTATCACAACACGCCTGCATCACTATCATTGCTGATGATAACAATTTGCGAGATGTACTTTTTTTCAAGTACTTCAATAGCCAATTGCTATTTGAACCGCCGTTGAGCGAATATGCCGCCAATAATGAAATGGCATCACTAACGACAGAGCCAGATAAAACAGTGAAGGTATCGACTATTTCAGATGGGTTACCGATATTCGTCATTGCATTAAATGACGGGCTAAAAATGTACTCGTTATTGCGAGTATTGATTGCGAACTCGCCATATTCTGTTTTCGGTGTCATAAGATACTCCTAGTATTATCAAGGGCACTAACAGTACCCTTTGTAATATTACGGAGCCGTTACGGTCACTTCTGACGTATCGGTCAGTCCACCATCAGCGGTAGTTGCTGTGATGGTAACTTTGCCAGCAGCAATACCAGTAACTAGGCCGTTTGGTGTAACAGTTGCCTTACCTGCATCCGAGCTCTTCCATGAGACCGTTTTATTAGTCGCATTGGTTGGCGTGATGGTATTGGATAGCTGAACAGTTTTACCAACCTCTACCGATGCGGTTTTAGGTGCAACGACCACAGCAGTAACAGGGATTGCATTGCCATCTTCAACCACTTGGAATGTTGTACCGTCAGCCAGTTTTAACTCTAGGCTGTATGTAACAATTTCCTTTACACCGCCGCCGTCACTTAGCGCAGTTACGTTCATGTAGCCAATGTGATAGTAATCCCCCCAATGTAAGCGCATCCACACAGTAGGCTGGCGACGAGCTTTTACTTCATCAACTGTGTACTTAACAAATTGTTGGATACCGAATTCATCAGAACGGTCATGAGTTCGGACTTCGCCTTCAATTGAGTAAGCGGGATCTAAGTTGGAAATCATTGTTGAGGAAATTCCGCCATTATCAGCATCAGAAACCAATGTTTCTGGCGCTAAATCCCATGTTGCAGAAGTTGGCAAGCCGTTAAGTTTCCACTCATCTTCTTCTGGCATTTGGTCAGGACAGCCATAGGCTAACTCAACCGTTTTTAATCGCCCGACCATAATGTCAGAGCTAGTAATACAACCTTGCATGTTGCCTCTCTTATAAATAAAAAAGGCCGCACATTGGCGACCTAGTTTGAGATTTGTTTGTTTATGATAAGCAGCGGAATGAGAGTCTGAATATCGTTCGGTTTTCAGTAGTTACAATGCCAGATGGTAACCCGCCCATATTAAAAACTGAGTTGAGATTACAGTCGCTAGGATTTGCTGCGACATACTTGAGTATTTCATCAGCGCGAGTTAATGCTGGGATTGGATTGCTTTGCTCTGATACTAGAATTACATCCACATAGTCATCAGCGCTTAACTCGCCAAATCGCCCCGAGCCATCATTAGGCTGAATAACTAAGTACTGTTGAGTTTTGGTATTAGCCTTCTCTTCCCACTGTAACCGCTGCACAGTAAAGTCATTTGTTAAGCCTCCTCGCTCTAAGTAGTCAAGGAAATCATCAATAATCACAATCTCATTTCCTCCATTATCGCGGCGTCAATCATTTCTCTTGTTTCTTCAAAACCAGAATCAAGGAAAAGCTTCTTGGCTGTTGGTCGTTTAAACTTTTGCACAACTCTAGGGTCATGAACATAAACTGCATAACTAGCGCTATAACCAACACGACCAGTCAATATCGTTCCATTAACCCTAACCGACCTGTAACTTGAATTGATTAACGTCTTCGTATCGATTGGCGTGTAGACAGCTGCTTGCCTGCCTCCAATATCTAACGCTCTATGCATGGCCCTTGTCGCTTTATTGGCGGTAATATCTCCCACAATCCTAGATAAGGCTGCCCGAGCTTCATTAATACCTCTAACTCTCGTTGCCATATCAAGTCCTTATTTTGTAATCAGGGTCTTGCCTAAACATTCGTGTGTCAAAGCCATCAACGGCTTTAATTTTTGAGCTATTACCTTCAACTTTCCTCGGATCTAGAATTGAGCGAGTGTCATTCTGAGCGATATAATCACCGACCTCTGGCAACCTTACAGGCTTACCTTTGTGGAATGATTCGGTGTTGAATACCAAGCGTGAAATAAACTCACCACCGTTAGCGTCCATCGCCTTTTCGTTCGTTGCTACCCAATTGCAATCAATAAGGTATGGAGCACCGAAAATAATTTCATCACCCCATTTCCCTCCCATGCTTACGGGATAAACAGTCGCAAAGCTCTTATATGACCAACGTGACATTTTAGCCATATCAACCCCTGAGCACGTCGAATTGCACTATTGATAGCGGTTTGCTTATAGGTAGCGCATCAGTGCAACCAGCCGTATCTAAACTTAATAAGAGGTTAGCAAGCTGCTTCCTACCATCATCAAAGTATTGATATGAGCGAGAAGCGCCTGATGGTGCGTGCTCTGATGTTGTTTTCCTCACATCGGCGGATGACAGCATCAAAACAACAGCATAAAGCTTGATGAGCCTAGCCGTGCTTTCTGGATAGTTTGAAGCGTCAAGACAGTCATCTATCCCATTTGCAATAATGATAAATGACTCAATAATAAAATCAGGAGCCTCAAAGCCCATTGAATCAAGCAACTCCTGAACCTGTTCGATTGTTATGTCTACAGCCATGAGACCGCCTGAATATTTAAGGGGCCAAAGCCCCTGTGATAAATTAACCGCCAGTTGAGTCTTTACCGAACGTCACCATGACACCCGCAGTATCTTTGATGTCTGTTGCAATTTGTTTCCAGTTAGCTACAGTTTCAATTTGTGCGTTTGTTGGTGATTTAATGCTGTCCTTGCTCCACTGGTAACCACGGAGACCGATCGTAAAGTCATACTCACCTTGCATTAATGCCTTGATATTCTCTTGGCCTAACACATCCTGAGCTTTCATAATAAGCGGTGATGTTTGAATAGCCGCCGCACCAGTAACCAAGCCTAATGAGTGCTGTTTGTCTGCAGTAGATAAAGCAGGAATATCAGAGATAACAAATCGACGACCTAAATTATCCTGCTTGATCGCAACATTACCAATCTGGAACAGGTTGTTAGCATTGGTGAGAGTTTCATCCATAAAGTCATTGAACGTCGCACCGTCCATCAACCAGGCAACAATGCGTGAATATGCATCACCAAACGGGCGAGTTGCTTTGTTTAAGCCGCGCAATGATGGTGTATCACCACCAACAGTAATTGCATTCGTATTACCAGAGATAGCCGCTTTCAATGCCGCACCAGCAGTATTTAAGTAATCTTGAAGCATTGCCTCAGCAGATTGTGCAGCCACTACAGCAGACGCCTCAGTAACATCTTTACCTAAACGCTTCATCATGGTAGGAGTAACAGATACTGGACCAATACGACCATCAACTTTAATCATACGGTCAAGAATTTGACCTAACTCTTGTGGAGTCAAATTACCTGAGCCGTAAGCGTTACGACGTTGAGCCAGTCCACCAAGTAATTGCCATGATGTTTGTTCAATATAGTCACCAATATGGTCACCATCACCGAGAACTAAAGCACCGCCAGATGCTTCATTGAACTGACGAACCGCCTGAGCGACTAGCTCGGTTGCTGCCAGCGATACTTGTTTTTGAAAAATGTATAAAGACATATAAATTAATCCTCTTGGATATTAGCAATGATTTCACGTGCGCTATCAATTAATGGATTAGCGCTTTTGGGTTTATCACTGCCTCCGGCTGGTGACTTCCCTTTACCTCCTTCCCCTCCGGTTCCGGTGGCTTTGCTACCGATAATTACCGGTGCAAATAACTGGTTACTACGAAACTCTTTTTCTAGATCATCAATAGTGAATGCAGACGGATGACCAGCCGAATCAACGACTCGCGTTTTTCCTTCTTCTACTGATAAGCGAGATTTAATGTGTGGCATGATTAACGGAGCAGCATCACCAGCCAATTTTGTGGCCAATGTCTGTGCAACGTTATCAACCAAAAGCGTGTGTAGACTTGTGTCTTTTTCCTGCAATTGTGCTAACAGCTCGCTTTCACGTGCTTTTAGCTTTTCAGCCCAACTTTTTTCTAATGATTCGATGTCACCATTTTTTCGAGCCTGGTCATCTGCTGCTTTCTTTGCAGCATCTTCAGCTTGTTGGCGTTTTTCCTGCTCAGCTTTCTTTTCGGCAAGAAGTTCGTCCATTTTCTTTTTCATTCCAGACACATCAGGAATATCTGGCATCCCCTCAATCTGAAGCTGGTAATTACCGCCAGACTCTTTGTAAAAAGCCTTTTGCTCATCGGCTAATGCGTCAAATTCTTCTTTCGATAATAAATATTTAAACATCGTCAAACCTCTGGTTTAGATGGCGCGGCCTCTGACCGCAGATAATAAAAAACCCGCTCAGTGGCGGGTCTGTGTTATTTCAATTCAATTCCGGCTCGCTCAAATGCTTCAGGTGCAAGCTTTTGCATATCTTTGAGCGTCATTGGTTTAAAGTTTTTGTGTAACTGTAATTGCGCAAATCGCTCTGGAGATAAGTCGCCATCACGAAATAGCTTTCCTCTCGTTGGTCCAAGTATTAAATCTTGGCGCTTTGCAGGCTGGCGAGTTAACCACTCATAATAATTTTCTTCCCCCCATTCAGACCTGCCAACTGGCCTAGTGATTATCAAATCCGCAAACCTATCATTAAGAATTGGTAATCGCTGACTTCGGCAGTTCGGATGCAACGGAGGCATTGGGCCAACACCAACAGGATATCTATTGCCAGATAAAGCCCTGCATGTAGATGAAGTTTTATTGTCCAATATGGCGCTGAATTCTTCCTCTTTAATTAAATCGTCATTCTCTTTATAAAACTCCTGAGCCGCGCATGTATGAGCATGTTGAATAGCTGTATTTGCAATTGTTCGATAGTTATAAGTGATGCGAGATATTGTTGATGTTGTTACCTGCGTACGGTCAATTGCAGCCCCGTTAATAGTCGCCTGTAGAGTTTGAATATTACTTTGTGCAGCCATAGCCAAAACGGCTTGATTCTCTACTTGTTGAACTGAACTATTTACCCAAGAGGATATAAACTTCTTGAGGAACAGTGAGCCTCCCCAAGCCGTTAATATCAGTGGTACATTTAAGATAGATTTCTCAATTTTATCAGCACTAGGCTTGCTTACTTCGTTTGTCACTATCTGCGATAAGCTATCAACTTCAAGTTGACTTGACTCAACGCCAATATCGATAACCGATTGCAGTAAATATTCAGAATAACTGGTAAGAACTGGTGATAACTCTCGCTTTAACTCAGCAATGATGGCATTTAGTTTTGACCTCGATGTTATCTGACCTGAGAAATTAGCTAATGCCTTAGCAACAGCCGCCCTTAGCTCTCTTTGCATTTCCTCACTATCAACAATGCCAGCTTTGAGGCGTTCTAGGAGAATTTGGATCATCATTGAGTTATCTAACATCAATTGTGATTGCATATTCACCTCTACATCATTGAGTTAGCTCTAGATAATTCTATCTCTTCGATAACATCCTCAGCTTTCTCATCTTGCGGGATGATATTGATACTTTGCAGGTACTTAACAAAATCAATCATTCGCATAGCACCTGATTGCAGAGCAGCAAGTAAAGCCGTAATTGCTTGAGAATCTAATTGTGCAATATCGTAAACCTTGTTCAATTCGATAGTCGCCTCACCACTTCCCGCAAACTGAGTGCAGAATCCAAGCGCTCGGTTAAAAGCCTGCTCCACATTGCCAGCACACAATGAAAGCACAGAGTTATCTGTTTGTGCCTCATCCTGAGCCTGTGTGGCTGTTCTAGCCGATGTACCGCGCTCAACCAACTTAGCCCCTAGCATTGCCATTTGCTTCTCTCTGCGCTCTGCTAGCGTGATTTGGATATTCCTATCTTCTGGTTGGGCGAACTTCATATCACCACCGACAGGAAGTAATACTCCTTTACGTGAACCTACATTAAAACCATCTTTTAGGTGATCTTGCACCCAAGTATTATCGAGACCAGTTAAAGCAATCATCGGTTGGCCTACGGTATGTGCTGATTCAGCAATATCTGCTTCAGCTTGGTAATGCTTAATATTCAAGTAAGCTATATCAGCAAGTGGCGGGGCATCAGGTGTATGGTCGTTATTCATGGACCCAATCCATGACCACGGCAACTCATTGAGTGGCTTTCCGCTTGCGTCACTTAATACGACCCATTCTGTAGCTTTCACATCACCATCTTCATACCAGCGGCGTGAATGAGCCACATCATCAATAAGCCGCAATTCAATCCAGTTATTCTGCATTTGCAGCTCAAAATCATCTGAATCAACTGGCTCCTGATACTTGAGAACAACGAGTGATGTTTTCCCGTTGGTTACTCGCCAGTTAATGATTTCTTTTGCTGTAAATAGTCGAATATATGGACGGCCTTTGTTGGCTTCCGACTGAATACCTGAACCGCTAAAGTCGCTTAATAATCCTGCGCGTCCACGCTGTAAGTTTTGCGATAAAGCATCCCTTATCATCTGCGTTAATTGCTGGCCTTGACCGTCGATGTCAGTTTCTAAATACTCGACACCACCACTAACGCTAATCTTTACTGGCTTACCAAACGCTATGCCGAGCAAACCACTAAGCGTTCTACCCGTAGCATTAAGAAACGAAGCTCTAGCCAAATAACTCTTGTAACGTGAGTTATCTTTGTCATCAGCATCCTTTTTATCCGCTGGATGTGGTAAGTATTTTTCTTTTTTGCTTTTAACAACTCGTTCGCCATCAACACAATCGCCGATCATGTCCCACTCAGGCAAAAACTCGCTGTACGCTGGATGTTTATAATCAACGTTTGTATTCATATTAGTTCCAGTTGAATTCTAGTTTCTCGGTTAGTCGTTTAACGTTCCGTCTACTTACAGCAAAGTAACGGAATCCATCAGCATCATGTGATGTATAGTCATGAAGTGGCTTATCTTTCCAGCATCCCTTTTTGTCATCCCACTCTTTACGATACGCCTCAAGGTGTGCGATGCCTTCGTCGCATTTATGCTCATCAAAAGCACAATGAGGAAGAATTTCACGCACAGCCTCGATGCCCTCATCGATAGACACTCTTGGCACGACATTAAATCGAATTGAATAAACCTGTCCGTCGATTTCATATCCTTCACGGGCTAATTCTTTCCGTGATTTAGCATCAGAGCCGAATTCCCTATTTTCAATATCATGAGGGCCATTGTGACTTTCGTAGGTATAACCTTTATCTTTCAGCACTTTCATATAGTGCCGTAGACCTTCACCACTGTTTGAGTAATGGTCGATAACGTGAAATTCCTCACCAACTTCACGAATGAACCAGATTGATGTTGAGTCACCTACGCCGATATCCCAATACGTATGCACAGGTAAGTGTGAATTATCAGGGAGTACGCCAATGCGTTTATTTTCATATAGGAATCGGAATTGTTTGGCGTAATAAGCACCTTCAACAGATTGCTGAAATGCTTCAGACGGTATTGACGGGTATTCCCGCTTCATATCGTCGCCGAGTGTTTTCTCTTTGGCGTAGTACCATGCTTTCTGGCGCTCGTTTAATTTAACGCCGTGCTTACTGGCTATCTCATCGAAGTAATCAAATAGCCGCTGTGGTAATTGCTCAACAGGGTCAATGGCGTATTCGGGATTTTTCCACCATGAGAAGAAAAAGAATTTCCAATCTAGGTTAGAGAGAGCCTTACTCTGAATTTGCGCTTTCTCAGCAGACTGGCAGTAATCATAAAAATAACCTGCTCGACCTTCAGCTGTACTTTCAATCGTCGTGAAACAATCGCTTGATACCGCTTCAAACGCGCCAGTAACAATCTCACGAGCCTTTTCTGGATACTTAGCGCATATCTTACCGAACTCAGATACATGTAAATATCTGAGCGTTCCGCCACGAAATGACGTGCTGATATAAAGTGAGCCGCCTTTGCTAAAAACCAATTCACCAGCCGCGTCATTACTCGCTGGATTTGCTGCTTTAATTTCATCGGGTAGCTTATCGTAGGCATACTTTATCTTTTCCCTGAATAGCCGCTTAGCATCATTTAGCGTGTGAGCTATCAATGCACATTTAGCCGCCTCAAATAACGCTGCATCTAATTGGATGATGCAAACCTCAGTCGTGAAACCAAGCTGGCGAGCCTTTAAGATAATATTTCGCGTGTGCATCCCTTCAAAGTATTCAAGCTGCTCAGGCGTCATTTTAAATCGAACTGGCTTACCTTCTTTGTTGGTGATCCAGTAGAGATGATTCAATCGCCAGAGCTTATCTCTCAATAATGCAAGATGTTCTGGCTTCATGGTTATTCCTTAGATAAGTCGTCCATTAGAGAGGATATTGTGTCTGTAGTATTATTCTTGCTCTCACTGTCAATGTTATATGCCTCTCGCTCTGCTTTAATGATTTTTATTTGAGCGTCAACACCAGCCGATAAAGTTCTTGATAGTGAACTATGGTTTTCCTCTGTGAATTCGACTTCATCCAGAAAGTCACCAAGCTTACTGGCTATCCCTCTCCATCTAGAAAGGTTAACCCTGTGCTCAAGTATAATTTCAGCAGCAACATCAGAGGCTTGCTCAATAATTTCACCATCGGTAACCATTCCTGAGTGGTTACTTTTAGTGGTTACCGCCTTGGTTACTTTTGCTAGAGTGGCTGACTTTACTTTTTCTGTTAGGTCTCGCTGCCATCCTTCGTTTTTAGCCCTTTTTATTATGGTCGCATGATTAACGCCGTACTTTTCCCCAATAGCCCGTATGGACAACAAGCCAGCCCGATAAGCCGACTCGATGGCTTCCCAGTCTGGTCTTTTAGCCATATTCACATCCTCATAACAAATTAAAAAGCCGGCTCACTCGAACTGGCTTTGTGATTGGTTATTCTGCTACTTCATCGTTGAATAACGTTTTCTTTGTTTCCTGCACTCGTTGATAGACGGAATCAACCTTAGTTAAGGTATCGACGCTACCATTATCAAAGTTGCCGTTGTTGCTATTCCACAGTTGAGCAAATAACTCATATTCAAGCTGGTCGTCATTGATAAGCTTAATTGCCTTTGCGGTTGCTGCGGTGTTATTGCCTGTTAGCTTAAGCAAGCCTAAGCGGATTTTCTCTTTTGCTGTTAGTTCAGTAGTCATGATTTACCTTGTTGTTATGTGCTTCGTTGTAATCAGCCCATGCTTAGCAATGAACTCGCCTACCTTTTCGTGGTTCGGTTCAATGCCAAGTGTTAGGCAAAATAGTTTTAAGGTGGATATGTATGGATTTACCCACCACTTAAATTTCACTGAAATCTGTAATTCCAATGTTCCTGTTTTCATATTCCACCCAATAAAAAACCCGCCGTAGCGGGTCATTGTGAATTTGTATTATTTAGGCTCTATGTAGCCCACAGACCTCAACTCTTCCAGAGTCTCTGCGTCATAAAATATTGGTACAGGTGATGGTCCCATTGTCATATGCCCATCATTTACGCTAACTTCATTAATTATGACAAAGATATCTCTTCCGTTGTACTTAGCATGAAAGCTTTTATCTCTCATCTCAACTTTATTGTCTTTCTCGTCTACCCATTCACCATCAGGATAATAAATACTGTTATATTTTATTTTCATTATTAGCTCACCAAGTGAAGTCATTTGGCATACTTTCGCATAAAAAAGGCCGCTGAGCGACCTATTCAATATTTGCATTCAATGAAATTGATTTAAGTGATTCGATATCTTCATTGCTTAAAGAAAACCATTCACCATGTTTCCTTTTGTCTGCATATTTTTTATGAAGCATACCTTCAGTTTCAGCCCCGCCCTTTATTAGGCACTTTAGCACTAATCCATCTGGGCCTGAGTTTTGCAGAGCTTTAATTCTTTGCTTAACATTAGACGAGTAGCCAATTTTTGTAAGCTTTGTTTGTTCTGAGCTTAAGATATAAACAAAGCTATCTTCCGCTTCATGTTTTCTTTCTGCCTCTCTGTCAAACATGCTTACAACCCCATTGTGCGCTAATAGCTTCAAAAACCAAACTGACTCAATTCCACTGCGCTTTAATAATTCACCAATAACATCCAAGTCATTAAGCATGGTCATCATGCATTCGCTCATGTCGCACCCACACCCCTTGTATGTTGCGATCATTTCCTTTAATTTCTGCTCCACTAAATTATTCATACGTATTACCTACATTTGAAATGAACCCTCGTTCACATAGGAAATCAGCCCGTCGAAGCTCGCCAGCTATAACTGACTTCCTCGAAAGCTCATATCAAAGTGATTGGATTCGACGTTTTAGAATTGCTCTGTGAATGAGCGGTGAAATGCGTAGAGTTCGCAACCATCATCACGTATCACTAAGTTAATCAGGTCACTTACGGCTTACCCGTCAGCAAGATAGAGACCACCTCACTTAATTGCGAAGAAGCCATTAAAAAGCCCCTGATTTCTCAGAGGCTCATTATTCGCTTGCATATTTTGAATACGTTAACTACATTTAATGTGATATTCATTTGTTCAACAGATGTGCTTAGCCCAACGCTGTGTGGGCTTTTTTTTATTCAATTACCCGCCGTTGTTGTTCAATTTCCCGTATTGCTTTCTTGTCGGGCTTTCAGTAAATCTTTTTCTATCGAGCTTTTCATGCCAGCTTTCGATATCGCACCGATTGCAAATAGCGAAGCCAATACAAACCAGCCAGAATAAGCAGCGAAAGCAACATATAGAGCATCAGTTAAAACATCATACCCGCGCCATACAATTGACTGGTGCTTATAGTCTTTAGCAAGCTTCTCTTTGCCTAAGAGCCCACCAAGAATATTGATAATCGCGAATAACCATCCAGCGAAATAACCTATGTTAATAAGTCCATCCATGCTCATAGTCAGACCGAAATAAAAAGATGCGGCTACGGCGACATCAATAACAATTGCAAATAATCTAGCCATTACTGTAAACACTCCGTTCTAATGTAATCCTGCAAGCCAAGCATCATTTGCTTGGACTCTGCAATTCGTTGTCTGAGTAACCAATAATTTCCGATAGCGGAGTCAGTAGGTCTGGCGGCTGTTCCATCATCCAAGCCGGAGGTGGTATTGCTTTCGCCTTTCGGACAACTGGCTCTGATGTACACCCGCTCAGGATTACGCTCAGCAGCAATACGCAACTGGTCAATTTCAGCTTTTGCATTTGCGAGTTCCGTTGTGTGTTTTGTGTCGAGTTCGTGAAGGGATTTAATGCGCTTTTCGTAGTCTGCGGTGATAGCTGCTTGTGCTATTAGGTCATTATTAAGCTGTTTAATTTTCGCGTTTTTACTGTTTATCGAGTCACTTAAAAAGTAAATAACGCCTACCATTGAAGCCAAGACAACAATTAGCGCTTTTTCAGCCCAACTCACAGTAAACTCCACGCTTTTTCGAATGTAGCCTCACCATATGGCTGATAACCTAACTCAACGCTGACAATGGCTTTTGCTAATGCAATCCCTGTCTTTTTATCGCTGGTATCGATTTTATCCAGAACAGCTACGCCGATATCATCAGCAGCCCTTCGGATATAACCCGTCGTATTGTTTTCAACCGGCGGCGCGTACTTATTGATTATGGCCGCTACAGAATTCAGCCCATATTTACGCTGGTAAGTTTGCAGTAACTTATAGATAGCTCGAATGCCATACTCAGCAGATTGAAAACGACAGAATCGAGATTCAATGCTTGGGTCATGAGGCAATTGCCCTTGCCACTTATTCGCTGGGTTATAATCAATATTGCCTGGGTTATTGTTGCGTTCACCGCGTGCTATTTTTCGCTGTTGATTACTCATCACCTAGTTTCCTTTTAAATTTACGCTCAATTGTTTTTACAAACTCCGCACCAGACCAGCCAGCAATGCCAGCTATACCGCCTGCATATTCAGGAGCCCATTGAAAATATGACGCAGCAAGAAAAACGAATGAGCCAGCAAATACAGATACCAGAGCCTGAGCAATGAACATCCAGAGGCTAAACTTTTCACCATTGATGATTTTGTATGCATAGCTGGCAATAGAGCCTAGTAGCGTCATGATTACGATTAATAACTCTCTCGCCCAGCTATAACTGAAGGGGTCTTTATAAGGCATTTTCTTCATACCTCCCCCTTAGCTTGGGGCTGATTAAAGTTAATAGATAGCCGCGCACAGCTCTTGTGTTAATTGATAACGATGGTGATTGATTCTGTGGCGGCGTATACGAAAAAAGCCGCACTAGGCGACCTCTTGAAATTTGACTTAAGAAATTTACGTACGATAACGTTTTCAAATAGTTACGTTATGCTATCCTCATTGATGAGGGAACCAAAATAGAAAGCCCCAAACGTATCGCAAACCAGATTTCTCCGTCCTGCGTAGAGGTTATGAGGGGCACTATTATTACTCATCCGCAATGTCGGCATTTCTGCTAATGATAGTTTCCCGTCACGATTGATTGCGATTTACTGAGATATTTATACAACAAAGCCCCACCGAAGTGAGGCTTTATAATCTGGTTAAGCCAACCTAAGAACAGTTAAGGCAGCTTACCTGATAAGTATTGCTAATTTGCTATAATATGTCAATAGCAAAGTTCGCTTATTTTCTTTATTTTCGCTACACGTTTACGATTATTCATTGCATTTCGCAGAGGTTCATACAATAACCATTGGCAAGCCTTTAACTTTTCGTCTACTTCATTCCTGCAAGTTCCGAAAGATGGTTTCTTTAGCCTGTTACCTCCTCTTGTTTGCATTTTGCGGGGTTTTGCAACCTTATGGTAGTAAGATGCTATCGAAAGCTTGGATGCCCCATGAGCGTAATAGCTGAGCAATATTTTATAAGCCTGCTCGTCAGTGGCGATGATTGAATCTACGACCTGAGAAATCAACATTCCTTCATCGTCACTGCACATAGGTCTGGATGGGTTTTTACTTGGTTCTACTGTTTGCATGAATTTGTAAATCATGTTTATCATGCGTACATTCAATCGCCCTGAGTGAACCCAAGCTCCCCACAATTCAAGCCAACCATTAAGCCAGTCGAATTGTTCCTTTGTTAGTTCTTTCTCTCCTATGTAGCTCATTTAGCCTCCTGAGATTCTTTGCATTTCCATCTATCGCCGCCTCTGTGCCTGACCATCAATCTACCGTTGATAACAATGTGGCTTTCAGCGCTAGAATCACGAACATACTTCCTAATAGTCCCTCTATTCGCACCGATTAACCGCCCTACCTCTGTCATATTCCCGTAATGCTTTATAAGCAGTTCAGGGATGGTCGTGATTTCAGCCTGCATCTTTCAGCTCCTTCAATTTCTTCCTGAAAACCTCTTTGATGGTTTTGCATTCATCAATAGTCCACTTGTGGCGCTCATGGTCACACTCGATAGACTCAACGGCTTGATTCCCTATTCGATTAATAAGCTCTACGCGATACGGAACTAGATTCCCCGACTTGTGCTGATTACAAACAACGCATTGCTTATGAATATTGCGCTCATCGAATCTCAGTTGTGGAGCCGCAGCGGTAGTCCGATAATGACCAGCATCCCACTGAGCAGATTGAAACGTTCCGCATGATATGCATGGCAAATCACGGTCCCTTTCTCTGATATATGCGTTGACGGCTTGTTGTGCTTGTTTGATCCAATAACTGCGGGGTTTTACTGCTAACTTGAGGGCTTTGAGTTTATCGCGGGCTTTTACTTCTTTTTGCTTCTGCTCTTTCTTCAGCTTTGCTTCTAGTTTTTCTCTCTCCTTACTTCGTCGCTTGATTGCTAATTCTGCTCCATGTTCTGGGCTGCACCACTCTATATTTTCGTACTTGGGATGAAACCACTCTCTACATATTTTACAGCGCCGTCGCCTTTGGTTAGCCATACATAAACCCCATCGCTAAAGTAACAATCGAAAAGAATAGAATTACGTGTCGGGTTCGTATTTTGAATGGCTTATCTAGACCTAAATACCACTTCACCCATTCAGGATTTTCTTTAAGTGCTTTGCGTAATAATTCCTTACTCACTTTCTCGCCCTCCGCTTCTTGGCTGCCCTGTTTATCTTTGCGTGACCTGTGATGCGCTTGGTGGATGTTTGGTAGCTACGTTGATGCTTGAAGTTGTTAGTCCACTGCGTGTTATGTATTGACAGTGACGCAAGAAATCGCACCATTTTTGATATGATATTCATCGCTCTTGCTGCTCCTTGAGTTTCATGTACTGTGATTCTTTCGGTATCGTCACGAGACAACCTATACCCGCCGCCCAGCATTCAACCTACTCCATGAAGTGGAACATTTCACCAGTATCTAATTTTGATGTTTTTCGTAACGTCCTGACGCGCTCTATATCTTGCGTGGTGGCGTCTATCATTTCAGTGACCTCATAACCTAGGAATGTATGCTTTAACATCTCTTTGACGGTCTCAGGCGTGAAATTAGACTTGTTCTTGCATAGATATTTACTTATCTCTCCGCACCACATATGGAAAGTGGCATTCTGAGATAGTGAACGCTTGTTCTTCCAAGGCTTGATAATGATTCGGTGCGGTTGGTTTGTTGCTAGAACTTCTTTGAGGTGTTTCCATGCTGCGGTTTTGGTTGACTCGTGGAAGAGGAAATCTGCTTCCAAGTTAGCCTCCTATGCTTTCTTGCCTCGGTTAACGAACCAATTTACAGCATCAACAATTTGCTCATCTTCGTACCAATTTTCAATCCATCGTGTTTCGTATTTGTCTTTGAAAATAGTAGGACCGCAATACGGATGCCATGACATGTAAATATATCGCCCGTCATTTAATCTGAGCCGATACATTCGATAGCGGCTGATATGTATGATTCCATCACTCACTGTTAGCTCTCCTGTTCCATCAACTGAGATGCATGAACAAACACAGACTCAACTGATTTCGTTGTCGTTCCTGATTGATGATTTGCACTAATTGAGCTCGTTAACTCTTTAGACCAAATTTTCACAAAATCATCTGGTGCTGAGTATTCACTAACAAATACTTTGCAACGCTTTGATAGTTCACGAACCCATTGCCAAAATTCGTTTGAGTTAAAAGCATCTCGGTATTTTCTTGTTGATGCATACGGAGGGTCACAGTAGACAACGGCATTGTCGGGTATTTCTAGCAGCCTGTAATCACTTTGTTTTATATCAACATTTAATAATTTATCGACTTGAGATAGCGTGTTTTCCCTAGCTTCCTGCTGATAATCCCGAACGCCTGATTTTGTTTTAGTTACCCCTGCGTAGCCATCAAACCACTTACCAGCGTATGAGCAATTGAAACCAACCCACCCAGTCAAGTGTTTCATGCTGTCTTTATCGGATTTGATCTGATAGTAACTCTCACGGGAGATGTTATGCGGAGGCTCCCATCCAGCCCGTAACGCCGCCCACATTTCGATAAGATACTCATGTACATCAGATGCGATTATTTCCCCGTCAAATCTATCTGAAACGAAAGAAATCATATTCATACCACCCGCGAATGGCTCAACATAACAATCCGAATCTGATAATGATGACTCAATAAGCTCATAAATATGCTTTGCTATTCTTGATTTACTTCCCATGTATTTCATCATTCACCCTCTGGCATTGGCAAATCGCGTAAATACATCCAGTAATCTGCATCAGGTATTGGTAGTGGCGCCACAACATCATCAAGAAACCACTGCATTTCACCTTCTACAGAGTTCCATTCAAGCCTGTAAACGCCAGCTAATATTTCACCATCGCTGATAAGTAAAACTGGCTCACCATCTTCTGGCAATTCCATGTTTGTATTAACCCAATTAGTTCCCTGCATTAGATGCCTCCCGTTGGCTTATCCCGTGCTTAGCGTTGTATTCAATTTGAGACAATTTCAAAAACGCCTTACCCCTTGGGTAGTGTTTTCTTCGATATCTAGTTATTTCTAATAATCCACTATTGAAACTCTCGTAATAGATTGGGTCATTTCGCATAAACCTACATGCTTCCGCAATACCTTGGTCAGTGTAGGATTTAATTAACTCTGTTAACGTTGTTCCTTTCATCACTCAACACCTCTATCCTTTGTAGCTGTAAATTATTGACATAGCGACAATTGATAACAAAAAGTTAGACCACCATGCGCCATACTCACTCGTTGCTGTCATAATCAAAATGTATGTAACAGCGATTAAAAATAACCAATCTGACATCCTAGAAGTCCTTATGATTTGGTGTGTTAGACTGCATGCTTGCGCCATAACTCCTGTTGAAATACTTTTGCCCCATTGACTAGCATGTCGTTAAAGTCGCCTGTTCCGTCAATCCATCGGACACTGACTTTTTCAACATCGTTGTTGCTTAGAATGTTTCTATTGCCACACTCAAAGGCGGCTGCTAGCCCTGTGCCGTTGCTGTCCGTGTCTGCAAATATGATGAGATGTTTAACGCCTTTCGGTGCTCTAAACTTACGCATGAAATTGGCGTTAAGCGTCGACCATGTATTACAGCCGTAGACTTGCTGGCAGGAAAGGGCTGTTTCTATCCCCTCGGCAATCCCCAGCGTTGATGCTACTGGGGTCATTCGAATAGCGATAGAGCCAGCAAAATCTAAATAATTATCTTCCTGTAATTTGGTAAGGCGTTTATTTCCTTCAAAGTTTGCCTTTTTTTCGCCATCCAAGAACGTCCTATGCAGATAACAACCAGCACCGCGATCATCTGTTGCTATTGACCAGAGCGAGGTAAATCCGTTCTGTTGCGTGCTGCTGTATCTGATATGCTGAGACGGTAAAACGTTGATCCCCCTGCCCATCAAATAACGGTGAGCCGATGTATCTTTAAGTGGGATTAGTGAGGCGAACTTTGCGATAACTTTTGAATGAGTGGCTTTTACATCTGATTGGGTTTGCGGTACTGATTGGCCTGAATAACTGTTTCCGATTAATCGGTCTATCTCACTTGCTAAAACTCTAAAATCTTTTTGCTGGGTAAGTTCCAGTAATTTCCAGCCATCCCCAGCGCCACACGAACATATCCAAGATCCCTTTCCGTTTTTATCATCTATCCTGAATTTCCCTTTCTTGCCACATATTGGGCATTCACCTAAATAATGCTTTTTCCCTGTGATTGGCGGTAATTTGTAATACTCAAATATTTCAGGCCATCGCCCTACTACTGCTTCTACCGTCTTCACGATTACCTCCTAAACTGAGTTGCTCCCGTATGCCTTTCAGGTGTGACCTTGCAGAGTCCATTTTTTCAGACTCTGTTTTTGGCTTTACCTCTTTGGCGTTTTGCTTCTCCTGCATTTTTGCAAAGGCGATATTTTTTGACCGAATGTAATTACTAACTTCGGGTGTTATTTCCTGCGGTGAGTCATGTAAACCACGAGGCCACACACCAAATTTTTTCTTGTACGTGTGAGCACACCAACCATCTGAAATCGGCTTGCCTGATATCTCACGCTGTTTTTGATAAAACTTGATTTGTGACCACCAACTCTGTTTTTGCTCCTTGGTGAATATCTGTTCACCAGCTTTCAGCTTTTTGAGTTCGCGTGTTTCATCGACTTGAACGTTTTCACCCATCAGTGGTTTAAATCCACACTTAGGGCAAACGTAAACGCCTGCGGGCTTCATGTAATGGCACGATGGACACTCTTTAGGTTTTTTCTCAGCTTTTTCTTTCTCGCTGTAACCACTTTGAGTTTTCATTCCGTCATTTTTCTTTTGCAAATCGTCGTATTCGATATCATCAGGAAAGCCAAGTAAGTGAACTGATCCTGAGTGGTCGAATATGAGACACTTGTCTTTTCCCTTTGCTGTTCTCAATCCGCGCCCAAGACACTGAACCCACCTAATTTCTGACTTTGTTGGCCTTGCGTAGATGATGCAGCGAACATCACTATCGAACCCAGCGACAAGGACACCAACGTTGACGATGATTTTTGTTGCCCCACTCTCAAAACGGTTAATAATCAACTGCCGCTCATCGTGTGGTGTGTCTGCGGTCATCACCTCCGCATTGATCTCCGCTCGGTTAAATTCCATCGTGACGTAGTTTGCATGGCTAACATTCACGCAAAAACAAACTGTTGGCCTATCCTCACCATGTTCTAACCAAAACTTGACGATGTTCCCGACTAAATCAGAATCGCCCATGATTTTGGCTAACTGTTCCTCGTTGTAGTCATTGCCGAATGCAGATAGTTTTGATGTTTTCACACCGCTAACATCGGGATTATCTGGCGCATAAAACTCGTAAGGACTCAGATCACCAATTTCGATTAACTCTTTCATCGTCGTTGGCTTAATCAGTGTTTCGTAATATTCCCCCATCCACCCAGCAAATGGCGTTCCTGACAATCCAACCACCCGAATATCCGTATCTCGAATAATTTCGAGTATTTTTTTTCGCTTCATGTGGGCTTCATCGATGATAAGTAAATCGATATTGTCAGGAAATTTGCGACGAATCAGCGTATCTGCTGATGCAATTTGAATTAGCTTATCAGGGTCATAAAGTGGATGATCTCGCCACACATAACTGATTTCATCTGGCGGTAAACCATATTCAACAAACCGCGTTGCTGTCTGGTCTAACAACACTGTGTAAGGCGCTACAAACATAACTCGCAGCTTCCTAGAAACTAGGCCGTCTGCCATGAATGCTGCTATTGCCGTTTTACCAAATCCAACACTTGCAGAAAGCAACATCGTTCGATGCTGATTCCAGTTTCTTCTGAGCATATCCAATGCGGTGACTTGCTTAGCTTTTGGCGTTATACTGAGCATGATTAATTCCTTTTTGCGTTACGCCCGTTTGCCTCCCTCAAGGTTTTTCGGGCTATCTCCTCAAGCTTTTTTGAGTTAATGGCTTCTGCTGCATCATTAAAATCAATAACCTGAGCGCCTTTCCTGTCCATCGTGTAGTAACAGGATTTCGATATATTCCAGCTCCTTCCCCCCCAGTTAAATTCTGGATTTATTGCGTATATGCCACGCTTGAACTTGATTAAACCTGCAACCTCAAGCTCTTTGTTGGCTCTCTGAATACTTCGCGCTGTGACGTTTAACTCGCTTGCAATCTCTGCCGAAGTCGCAACAAAACGCCCATGCCGCCAGTCACAATTCTCAACGATATGTCCGTACAGCTCCGTTGCTACGGGAGACAGTCCAGCCATTCGTTTAAACAGCTCCTTGGCTTTAAAAACTCGTGACCATTTGTGCATAAAATCGTAACCTATTGATTTTTAACAAAGCGACCGAACCTGTCGCAAAAAGCGACAAACCCTGTCGTTTTGATGTTGATTAACTTCATGATTTTTAACGAATTTCTTAATTGCCCTCTCCTTGTCCTTATAGGGGTAAATTCAGAACTCGGATTTTCTTTTTTTGGTTTTTGAATCAGATACTTATGCCTAGTGCCATGTATCGGCATTGCTACACTTTCCAAGGAACAGGCCATATTTTTGTATTGAATTCGGTGATTCAGGCGACACCTTGAGATGGTTGGTTCATCTGGCTAGTGCCTTGTTGAAAAACTCTCGGATCAGAAACATGCCCATCGAGATAGGAAGCATAGTTTTTTACAAAGTTTCTTAATCGTGTATTTGCTGCTTTTCTGCCAGCATTTATTTTTTTGTAGGATATAGGCTCATCGTCGAAATACTCTTGATAAACCTCAGAATATTTAACTGATACCTTTGGCCTTACTGATGGTCTTAGCCTCAATAACATTTCCCTGATCCAGTTTTCATCTTGTTCAAAATAATAACTTGGCATTAAAACATTGACGTTATACTCATAATTATCCATATACTTTTTAACTCCATGAATTAAAAGCCCATTAAAAATAAATTAATGAGCTTATCTATGAGTGATCAAATCATTTGACTAATACTGATTATTCGTCCAGTATTAATGGGTAACTACAATTAGATGTTTAAACTAATTTGAGTCTCATCGGGTGCCACCGTTGGGACTTTTCTTTTTGGGTATCTAACATGCTCTAGCATCTGAATTAACGCCCTAGCCTCATCCCCCTGAATAATCACATCTTGAATTGGCGCATCGAACCCTATTGCGTCAAGCAGTCTTGCTGCTTTCTCAACAAAGCCGTTCTCAGCTTGCCATCTAGTGATTTGGGATTCGTGTACACCGACAGCTTAGCAACTTGCTTAGGTGTGGTTAAGATGATCCCTTTGCGAATACGAGCCTCAATAGCTCGCACGTTGCGTGAAATTGCGCAGTCCATTTGTTAAATTCCTTTTGACGTAGTTAGTCCGTTGCTCACGATCCTGTGAGTTAAGTTTTTGCTCCAACGCATATTCAGAGCGGTTTAGCGATGTTAAAGAACGAGTAAATCTATGCTGCTTTAGGCGGAAAAATGTCATCGATAGTGACGTTAATCCCGTTATTGTTAAAAAAGCTAACTAGCTGTCTGCATACTTCAAGGTCTGCTTTACGTCTGCCATTTTCATAATGGCTAATGTTTCCTTTTGTGCAGCCTAGCTCTTTAGCTAAATCTGTCTGTGTAAGCCCAAGTTTTTTTCTATATCGGCTTATGTAATTCATCTGAACCTCCTTATTGTTCATTACGAGAGTATACATAAAGTATCCGTAATTTCAATATAAAAGTATACATATTGTCTGTCTACATTTATGTATACATATCGTATTATTGGGTTATGAAAATGAAATGGTATGAACTAGCCAAGTCCCTTATGAAAGATAAGGGCATTACATACGATCATCTGGCTGAGCATTTTTCAGTATCGAAAGGTGCCGTTGGGCATTGGATGACAGGAAAGAGAGAACCAGCATTTAGTGAAATAGCTGGGATACTTGCATATGTTGGCGTCAATAACCCGACCATAAATCAAGATGGCACGATTAGCATTGATGAGGAGTCGATTAGTAGAGTTGAACCAACCTATGAATACCCATTACTCTCTAAAGTACAGGCTGGATCATTTACCGAAAACAGTAATTCATATACAGAGAAAGATGCCATCGCATGGATACCAACAGCCAAGAAGGCAAGTGATAGCGCATTCTGGTTAGAGGTTGAAGGCCACTCAATGACAGCGCCCCAAGGTGGGCGTCCTAGCTTCCCTGAAGGGATGCTGATACTTGTTGACCCTGACCAGGATGTAGAATTTGGTGATTTTTGCATAGCTAGATTACACGGTGATGAGTTCACATTTAAGCGATTGATTAGAGAGTCAGGGCAAGATTATCTGGAGCCGTTAAACCCACGGTTTGACCTTATTCCAATTAATGGTAACTGCCAGATTATAGGCAAAGTGGTTAAGTCTCAGTGGCCTGACGACACGTTTTAGATGAAGAGACTGCTAGAGCTGATATCCAACGCTAACATAATGATACTGCTAGTTATTATAGCGGTGCTGGATATCATTCTATTGTTACTGATTGCATTTGATAATTAGTGAGGGTTCGATATGAAAAGATTATTAGAACTCATCAGTAAAAATAAGCTGCTGATTGTTATGTTAATAATAGCGCTAGCAGTTGGAGCAGTATTACAGTTTGCAGAAGAACCTTTTGCTTGGATTTCGGTTTTCAATGCAGAGTGACAACACGTTTTAGGAGAATGCATGGCATTTAACGACATTGAGATAGCTAACATTAAGCGGTGTATGGAGTTTTTCATGGAAAAGCGCCGACCTGCTGAACACCTAAGGGATGAGCTGGATTTAAGCTATAGCATTGAAGATGACTCCGTTGTCATATTTGAAGTAAGACGCCTTACTTGGAGTGACGGGCAAGCTCAAGAGCCGATAGCAAAAATTACACATGACAAATCTAACAGCTCTTGGTCTCTGTTTTGGATGGATAAAGACAGCAACTGGCACAACTACGATGAAATAATGCTAGGCAGTTTTTCTGACGCCATTAGGCTCGTTGAAGATGATGACCGTGGCTGCTTCTTTGGATGACGACACGTTTTAGGGTGTGGGTAAAATAACATTAACTATATGAATCGGCGCATAAGTCATGTCTAAATTGAGTTACCCAGCATTACTTGAATCCGGATTTCATGATATGGAATGTCATGAAATTAAGAAAATTTGCGTGGATGCATTCCCTTCTTCAAAACGAAGAGGGATGTTATATCAAAATCTTAGTAATTTATTAGATTCATTCTGCAAAATAAATGTAATTTCTTATTGTATATCTGAAATATGGGTTGATGGTTCGTTTACTACCAATAAACCAGAGCCAGATGATATTGATATTTTAGTTGTTACTGATTATTTATTACTAAATCAAGCTCCTCAACAGTATCATGGCATGATATCGCAGGTTTTTGATAGAAATTTTGTGAAGCAAAACTACAATATTGATGTATTACTACTGTATAAAAACCATCCAAACCCAAATTTGGACTATGATTCTATGAGAAGTTACTGGCGAGGATGGTTTGGTTTTGATAGAGAAGAAACCCCAAAAGGGCTGGTGAGGATCAAGCTATGAATAAAAATTCAAATCATAAAGCTTCGTCTATGGATGACAGAATCTCCTTTATCAAAAATAAAGTAGACTCATTAAGTAAATCTGACTCAACCTTTGCTGACAAGCTGTACCTTTCTTCACTGGAATCTCACCTAAGCGATCTGAATGGAATAGCCTTAAAGGAATCATTAAACCACCCATTTAGAGATTTTCTTGAGTTAAGACTTAAAGGAACAGTGGTAGATTTAGGAACTATACCATTGAGTATTTTATCTACGTTCTCCAAGAATCTTGAAGGACTAATTCTTAAGGCATCTAACAAAATATCTTCAGGGAAAGATCAAAGATCAGCACCACAAGCTTTAAAGAAAACCATAGATTTAAGACTAGCAAATATAAGCCATGGCTCCACTCGATTAGGGGTCTCGTTTAATTCAAACACAGCTGATAATGGCGAAATGTTTGAGACCACAACAAGCAAAGCTGTTAGTGATATATTCACACTATTAGAGTCTGTTAGTGATGATGATTTTATTAACAATATATCTGAGATTGGCTATAACTCAGCTATATCTCTGAGAGAAATAATTAATGAATGCAGAGACAATGATATTACATTTGACATGTCTTGGACTGGCCCATTCAGTAATGGTAAAAAACAGGTAACAGTTAATAAAAAACATATAGATAGGCTTCACGATAGGCTAAATACCACTCAAGTTGTTAAACCAAGAAAGGAAAGAATATCTGGAGAGTTGGCCGTCCTTTCCAAATATGGAAAATTCGATGTGTTACTTGATGATGGATCAAGAATAAGAATTGATTTCCCAGTAGATAAGCTTGACGAAATACAAAAAATACATAAAGTTGGCTCAAGAATAACATTCGATGCAGAAGTAACAGAAATATTTAATACTTCAATACATCAAGCCAGACAAAACTATCGACTAATATCTATAAAATAATCTCCCAGCCCTCCCCGCGAGGGCTTTTTTGTGCCCTATCCAATCTTCCCCATACTTCTAACCACTTGAGCGGCATCCCGTAAAGCGCCTTTATGTAAGGTGTTTGTTACCTCTTTACGGTATCGCTCAAGTTCATCAATAATCATTTCTTTGGTTATGGTGTCGGTATTGTCTAGTAGTCTAAATACCGCGCTGCCCACTTCCATTACCACTTTTACTACTTTCTCGTCATCTAAATTCATAAGCCCCCCTTTTGGTAATGATTTTTAGACAAATTATCACTGATTTCGTTCAGGTCAGTGTGATTTCCCTCCCAAGATAAATAATTTTTGAAAATAAATTACCTGAAAATACAAATAGTTGACACCATTACGCAAACAAAGTCTACATTTTGTATTTACAATCATCTACGAATCGTATACATTTAACTCCATCGAAGGCAAGCAACATGAAATATACGCCTTATGCTCTTTAATAATTAGGAACCAGATCTGACTAAGCGTTAGATCACCACTGAGTGGTTTTTGGGGTGATGGTCGAAAAGACAAGCAGTCGCCTTGTGGGCGAAAGACAGCTACCGGAGGCATTCGGCATCACCACCAAAGATCACTTAGGAGGGAGTTATGGCAACAATTACTGTTATTCCAAAGAAAAACAACGCGAAGAGCCGCCGGTTAGCAAAGCAAATGGCGTTCTGGGACAGAAAGCGTGAGGAGTATGCAGCGAAGCCTAAAAGCAGCTCAGTGGAAGAAATATGGGATTCGATTATCAAACCAGTAGACGAAACCGATGTGCTGGCAAACTTACTTATCGAGATAAAAGACATGCCCGATGTACAACGCAAGCAACCACGGCTACGCAAGCCGATTATGAGTGATGGAAGTGTTACGGCACGAGGTTAACAACATGCTAGACCACGGAATATTGAACGTACCGCTATCTAAGCGTGGGAATATCGATGCTCAGATAGACAAGTACAAAGCAGAGCAAGCGGCGATTAAAAAGGCTGAAACTGAAGCCGCTAAAACCGAGTTCAACACTAACAAAGCAATAGCAAAAGAACTCTGGAACAAAGTAGATAAAGACTTAATCAAACAGGACGCTAAAAAGCGCGGTGTTAAGTTTTCAGAGCTTCGGGATGTGTTACATGACTTTGTTAAGTGGCAGCCGAACAAAGCGATTAAGGTGCTTCCAAATTACATTAATAGTTAACTAATTACAGTCCATCAAGGTGGGCTGTGGTGAGTTGATTGATAGATAGGAGATAGAGATATGTGTGATTGCTTTACGAAAATAGGCGATGACATGGAAAGCCGCATCAAAGCAAAACTACCTGAAGGCGCAAGCCTACGGTCTTCTGGCTGGAAACAATCAGGCTTGTTTATGTCTGGCGGCGTCATGTCAGTTAATTATTTCATTGAATACAACGCCAGTTATCAGGAAGTCAAAAAGGACGGTACACCGAAAGCCCGCCTAACAAAGCAGGATTTCCCCGTTACGTTCTCATTCTGCCCTTTCTGTGGCGTGAAATGTGAAAGCAATTAGCATCGTATTTAGTTAATAACGGAGGGAGCATGACAGATAAAACAGGTGGAGCGGCTTTTCCAGTTCCAGCAACAGAATTGCATGGCACTGATACTGGCATGAGTTTACGTGATTATCTAGCAGCTAAGGCTATGCAGGGTGATTTAGCTTCTCAGAGTGTAAGTCTAGGTCACTTTGCAAATGACGCTTCAGAAGAGTCACTAGTAAATAGAGCTAATTTCTACTACCGCATGGCAGATGCAATGTTAAAGGCTAGGGGGTGATATATGGGAAAAATGACATTCGTAGTTGAGTATGAAGATGGCAAGGAACCGCCTATAAGCTTCAACATGGAAATATTTGGCGGCAAGTTAATAGAAGCTGGCTTTCGTGATTATAACGACGACATGCTGACTGAGGAAGAAATAGAAGCTCTGATGGAATGCCTCAACATTAATGAATTAGAAAATACTTCTGCTAGTGTCGATGTGGACATTCTTCTGAAAAAACTAGGAATTACATTAGTCAGGCAGTAGCAATCGCTAAAGCCCTCGGTCAGCAGTAACTCACCGCACCAACACCAGAACCTAAATAACAATCGCTATCGCAAGATTAGCGCAGGTTTCGCACATCCAGAGGTAAGCATGAATATTGATAAATACAAACTACGTGTAGCCCAAAGCAAAGCTGGAATTGCCCGGTATCTCAAGGATGAGAACGGATGGAGCGAAGCAAACGAAACATTAAAAACAGCATACGGAGTACAGCATGAACGCAAAGCAGAAACACGCAAAACAGCAGATATTCACCCTACTTCGAGAGTCTGAAATGACTGAGCAACAAGTCGAATTGTTATTTGCTGATTGGAAATTTAAACAGCAATGCGAAAAGACAAATCGCATTTTACGTCAGGTTGATGCTCGTGGAGCGTACGCATTCACGTAAGGACGCAGCATGAGAATTTCAGAGTATGAACTCAAGCAAAGGCAGGATGCCGAGAAACGACGCAGGGAGCGCGAGGAAGAAGCCGAATACTATCGCATGGAAAGCCTTGGTATTCAGCCTCAGTCAACGCCTAACAGGTGGATGAGAGGTGAATATGGGTAAGTATTTAATACCTGCATTCCCAAGCCATAAAAGCAAGGATGCTGCCCTGAAATATGCTTTATCAATGATTGATGAAGATATCGAAAGGCGAAGAGTGCGTGACCTAACGGGCAATGAAATTCAACCAGTTGAAAGGATTTCAACACTAGAATTAGCTCATGCCGCACTAGTTAAAAGTCAAAACTTAGAAATATCTCAATTCTACCCTCCTCTACCTGAACACATTCAAGCGCAACGAAGACAGGCTGACTTGGAGCGATACGCAAGGAATTTATTCAAAGATAACTTTGATCCATATCGTGGCGCCACAGAGTTGCCATTAGGTGGCAGGGTTGTGGGTGATTAATTTTCGGAGGTAATTATGAAATTTGCAAAAGCATTGCGGAAAAAAGCAAAGCTACGACTTGCATTAACAGGCCCTAGTGGCTCAGGTAAAACGTATGGAGCACTGGAAATAGCCAAAGGACTTGGCGGAAAAACAGCAGTGATAGATACCGAGAAAGGAAGTGCCTCACTCTACTCTGACCGATTTAATTTTGATGTATTAGAACTAGACCCACCATTCACACCAGAGCGATTTATTGAAGCCATCGGAGCTGCGCAGGAAGCTGGCTATGACAATTTAATAATCGACAGTATCACCCATGAATGGAGCGGATCAGGTGGGTGTCTTGAATTACTGGACGGCCTAGCAAAGGCCAAGTATCGCGGTAATACGTGGTCAGCATGGAGCGAAATCACACCTCGCCACAACGCATTTCTCGACGCAATTCTACGGTCTGACCTGCACATCATAGCAACAATGAGAAGTAAAACTGAAACTGCTCAAGTTGATAAAGGTAACGGCAAGAAAGGCGTAGACAAGCTAGGTATGAAGTCAGAGCAACGGGACGGTGTTGAGTATGAATTTACTACCGTTCTCGATCTCAATCACGAAACTCACACAGCAATGGCAAGCAAGGATAGAACTGGATTGTTCAGCAATGCCGAAGTCACCCAGCTAAATGAATTAACTGGCAAAAAGCTAATGGATTGGCTTAATGATGGGCGAACTAAAGCTGAAGTAGATTTATCACACTTCACTGATATTGCAATGGAAACACAAGAAATGGATGTGCTTAAAAATGCGTTTGGTGAGGCATATACAGCGCTCAGGGATACACCAGAACAAGCGGAAGCTCAGAAGCTATATGAGCTAAGAAAAGAAGAACTAACTAAACAAGAGGCGGCATAAATGGCTGAGAGAGGCGTCAATAAATCCATCATTCTAGGAAATTTAGGCGATGATCCGAACGTGAGGTATTCACCAAACGGGACCGCATTTGCTAATTTTTCGGTTGCTACAAGCGAAACGTGGAAAGATAAAAACACAGGCGAGAAACGAGAGCGCACTGATTGGCACAACATTGTCATACAAGGAAAACTGGCAGAGGTAGCAGGCCAATACCTGAAAAAAGGCAGTCAGGTATACATTGAAGGAAAAATGCGCACTCGTAAGTATCAAGGTAATGACGGGCAAGATAAATACATTACGGAAGTTATCGTTGGCATTGATGGGAAAATGCAAATGCTAGGCGGTAACGGTGGTAATAATCAGTCAGGAAGCCAACAGCCAGCGCGACAACCTCAGCAACAAGCACCTGCACCACAAAATAATGAGCCACCGCAAGATTGGGATGACGATATCCCCTTCGCCCCCATCGGCCTCCCCTACCCACGCCACGCTATTTATGTGATTTAACCAAAGCCCTCATTGAACTGAGTGCAACCTGAGTATTTTAAAATGACCAAACCTTTAATCGCCGTGTGGTTCTCATGCGGCGCAGCTAGTGCCGTGGCTGCAAAGTTAACTTTAGATAAATACGGCGAAACTCACCAAGTTAGAATTCTTAATAATCCTATCAAAGAGGAAGATGAAGACAATGTAAGATTTCTTCATGATGTTGAAAAGTGGCTTGGCGTAAAAATTGAATCAGTTGTTAACCCTGAATGGCCTAACGCATCAGCGGTGGAAGTATGGGAGCATCAGCAATATATGTCTGGCATTGCGGGAGCACCATGCACCAGAGGATTGAAAAAGTTAGCCAGACAATACTGGGAGAAATCAAACCCTGCTCACTCAATCGTTCTTGGCTTCACTGCGGAAGAAAAACACCGCATTGAAAACTTTAGAAAGAACGAGCGACATGACCTTATCTCTATACTGGCAGATGAAAACCTAAATAAAGGTGATTGCTTTAAAATATTACTTGAAGCTGGTTTGACTCTACCTAGAGTTTATCGTCTCGGTTACCCAAATGGCAATTGCATTGGATGCGTAAAAGCCACATCACCGACCTACTGGAATCACGTTAGAAAAGTTCACCCTGACGTTTTTGAAAGCAGAGCCGAGCAGTCACGGCGTATAGGCACACGCTTAGTTCGTCACAAGGGTAAACGCATTTTTCTTGATGAGCTTCCTGTTGATGCTACTGGCAGACCAATGAAAGACATGGATTTTGAGTGCGGTATTTTTTGCAAGCCTCAAGATGATGATTAACTCAGGATATATTTGCAAGGATGCAAACAGGAGATAGATATGACAGATAAACTCAAAAAAGAAATAAGCAGCATTATGGATAGAGCGGCAATGGGCAATGCGACCGTCTGTATATTAAATCGCTTCGCCAGCACCGTTCAGATAGCATCATTTTTAATTAGCAAAGGGAAAGTGAAAGAAGCCACCGATTGGCTATATGGTGCTTTGGAGTGGGATTCTGAGGTTGATATTTTTAGCGACCTAAAAGATAGCGACGGTAATTCAGAGGATATTCAAACTTGGTTTGATAAGCAAATGGAAGGCGAAATTAGCTTTGCGGAAGCAATTGAGTTAATCCGCAAGCATTACACCGAACTCGAAAAGCTACGGACAGCTTAATTTAACTCGCATGGATGCAATAAGAGGAATGAATATGAAAGTTGAACAATCGCAGGTTACTAAGTTAGTTATTTCAGAGGTTCAAAATCACGACCCTATTCATGTTTATCTTGAAGATTATGGCGATAATCGTCGAGGTAGAGTAACTATCAGTGAGTTTGGTAAATCGTGGTCATGCTACTGGGGCGGCATGGGTATGTCGCTTGCTGAGTTTCTATTGTGGATAACAAATCAGTATTGGATTGGTTATTTAGACTCTCGTTTAGAAAGTGAGATTGATGCCGATAATGAAGAAAATATTGCTTTTGTTAAAAAAGAAATAATGCGGTGCAGAAGAAAAGGAATTATAGATGAATTTGATGCCCGCAGCATGTTTGATGATGTCGAATATAGCGAAGATATAATGCACGACATTCTTTATCCAAGGTTGGGTGATGACTATAAGAAACTATTTGATAGAGACCCATATTCAGCTAATTGGCCTAAACAAGAAAATCCAGACTATTGGCGAATGGAATCACGGCTTAATGTAATTCGTGAAGCGCTTAAACAATTAAAGGCAGAATAATGAAATTAACAGAGCGTCAAATTAGAACGTTAAAAAATGTAGATAATGGTTCAGGTCGTTTGTGCAATAAAAGAACTCTATCTTCGCTTGAGAAGAAAGGACTTATTAAATTGCATTTCCCCATCGGATGGACATTAACTAAAGATGGAATTCATGAATTAATGAAGGTGAAGTGATGGATAAACGGCAAATATTCGAACAATTCATGACGCAAGAATTAAACGCTGACTTAGAAAAAGACTCCGAAGGTAATTATATTAACCTATTCGTAGCTAACACATGGAATGGATTTATTTTCGGATGGAATGCGGCAATAGAAAATAAGGGTGAGTGATGGATAAATCAAGGCAGCAATTTGACAGAGAGCAAATGAAACTTGGTGTTCTTTATGCTCGGAATCATTTAATTAGCGCATATAGAGCTAATTTTATTGAATGTGACGAATCTCAATTCGCAATGTTTATAAATACGTTAACTCATATTGCAAATGAATCAATTGATATTGAATTAATGATGGATGATGTATTGGCTTGTAATGATGAAGCTGAAAAATGGATTAGAGAAACTTTAATTAAACATTCGAAATAAATAACCATGCAAATAATCTGATATGTATTACTCATGCTAATACAGGGTTCTGCTGTGCCTGTATCTGAGCAAATATACACACAGCAAGAATGCGAGAGCCGTGCCAGTCAATTAATGCAGGTGCGGGATGTTGATATAATATGCGGAGAAGTTTTAAGATGAGCGAAATTAAATCATTAGCCGATGGTAACAATTTAAATAATGAAACATGGAATAACTTTATTGAGCGCCTTAAATATCACAATCAAGGCGAAGGTGTTAATTTTCACTGCACCGCACACCCAATATTCACAGTTAGAGAGAAAGTTAAAGTAACTGGAAGTGACGATGACGAAGTTGGTATTTATTGCGAAGATAATTATTACGATGATATCGACGAAGCATTTAATGACCTTGAAGAAGATGTAGCATGTAAGGTTCGTGAATATGTCGATGAATTTGAAGTGTACGAATGGGATGAATTAGACGACCACAGTAAAGCCGATGCAATTAACAATGTCATATCAGATTCATATATTTACTACTGGAAATGGGATTACAGAACAGTAAATTCACACCTAACAAAAGAAGCCGCAGAGCGATTTATTAAGCGCAAACAACACGACTACGGCAAGTTATCAATATATGTTGAATCTGCTTATTGGTGTTGGGAATTGCGAACAATAATTGACGCCATGTTGGATGGAAAAATTAAATACGTTGGTGATGAATGATGAAACAAGTTCAAGCAATGACTACGCTAGTATTAATTGATGACGTTACGTATCAAATAGCGTTACCAAAAAAATATGTTTCTCTTTATGCAAAGCAGGCATTGATGTTTGCTCAAGAATTTGGCGGTGTGATTATTCCATGTACGTTTACTCACATAAAGCCAATGGAGGCCGATGGATTACCTTTTAATATTAATCATGGAAAGGATTCGGAGAATGAAAAAGTATGACCTCATATTAGCTGACCCACCTTGGCAATATAATAATAAGGTATCAAACGGCGCAGCAAATAATCATTACAACACCACAGACTTATATTCCCTCTCTAGATTACCCATAGAAACTATAGCTTCTGAAAACTCTGTATTGTGCATGTGGTACACGGGTAACTTTGCACTTGAAGCAATTAAGCTATCCGAAGCATGGGGTTTTAAAGTTAAAACTATGCTTGGTTTCGTTTGGATTAAATTAAATAAATTGGCAATGGAAAGAATAACAAAGCAGATACAAAACGGTGAGTTATTCGATGCCTACGATTACATGGATATTTTAAATAACGAAACGAAAATTAATGGTGGTAATTACACTCGGGCAAATGCGGAAATATGCCTGATAGCTGTTCGTGGTAATGGCCTGCCCCGTCAATCAGCCAGTGTTCGGCAAGTGATTTACTCGTGCTTGGTGAGCACAGTGAAAAGCCAAAGGAAGTACATCACAGACTTGAGGAGCTATACGGAGACGTGCCACGCATCGAATTATTCGCTCGTGAGAAATTTGGCGATTGGGATGTATTCGGGGATCAGGTGGAAAGCAATATTCAATTTAATAACATATTGAAAATAGCATAGGTGACCTATGACACCGCAGGAAATGGAGAATGGACGCAGAAAAGTAGCAAGGGATTGCAGGAATGAACTTAAAAAAATAATGGAAGAGGAAAAGTTAACCTCTGAAATAGAAATTAGCGTTTTAAATAAACACCTAGATAAATTTAAGTCATTAATGACAAATGAGCAGTTAAAGAAATATTACCCCGTTTCATTTTTATCATATACAGCAAAGCAGATAGACAAGGAAAAGAACAATGACTAATTCAGATTTAATTTTAGAAACCGATGTTTACGAATGGCTTGGGAGAAAGAGAAAGTCGCTATGGCGATTAAGAAAAGAATGTAAATTTCCACAGCCTGTACTTACACATCCTGCAAAATACAGGAAGTCAGAGATACAGGAGTGGTTAGATAATGGCGGAATTAATCAGAAATCAGCTTCTTAACATGCCAAAACACTTTATCCGCATACAATTCATAAGCATCACGCTGATCATCAATCCAATCGTGCTTATTATAAACAGCCATTACCCCGCCAAGCTCATGCCCCAACATTTTTTCTGTAACATGGGGCATCACTCCTTCACTAGATAGGTTCGTCACAATAGAACGCCTAAAGTCATGTGTACGCCATTCAGGGATATCAATAGACTCCCTTAGCTTGCGCATAAAGAGGTTTGCTGACGACCTATCTATCGCCTTGTCAATTTCCTGGCCTGCAAACAAAACCTCATTACCATTATTTAACAGTCTTTCTATATAAGGCTCAACTTGTTTGAATATTGGACGCCTAATCACATTGCCCATTTTTGAATGCTCTCTCGGCGTAGTCCAAATCATATCTTCCATGTTGAACTCAGAAGCATTTGCTAATCTCATCTCAGAAAGTCGGGATCCATAAAGAAGTAGCATCTGGTGAAGTAATTTATTGGAAGTAACAATTTTGCAGTTTTCTAATGCTAACCAAATTTTCGCTAATTCGGTATATGTTAAAACACGATCGCCAATGTCAGGTCGCTTACCAATAGTTTTAGGGCTTAACTTCAACACTTCACAGGATGAAATAAATTGCCTACTAATACACCAGTTAATAACTGATCTTAGTTGCATAAGTAGCACCCTAGCCTTTTTAGGGTTTAGTTTCTCTTGCTTATCAAAGAATTTAACCCACGATGAAATTGGTACATCTTTTACAGGAGTATTACCAAACTGTGTGTACATCGTATTGTACACGACTGACTTATATAACGTCTGTGTATTAGGCTTTAATTGCGCCGCATACTTTTCCCACCAATAATCAAGACAATCTTTTAAGGTTGCCTCTGTTTCGCCTTTTGAAAAATAAATTTTAGGATCAAGGCCTTTCGTGTACAATTCGCGCATATCGCCAATAACCACTCTGGCATCCTTTAATGTCATCGTTGGATAGTGACCGACCGTTAATCTAACGGCTTTGCCCTGCCATCGATAACGATATTGAAATGCTATTGTCCCATTGGGAGATATGCGAGCACTAAGGCCGTCACCGTCAGTAAGCTCAGGCTTGCCAGAATACGGTTTATTTAAAAGGCTTCTGAGTTTAGTGTCACTTAATGCCATAATTTTATCTCATGTACACAATGAATATTTCGATAATGTACTCAATATGTACAAAATGGCAAGTGGACTAAGTGGGTATTGTTGGAAAATGTAATACTCAACAAGAAACAAAGTTACACGAACTACTTGATTAAGATTCAGTAAAAACGGTACTATAGAAACAAAGAGGAACAGTTGGAAACAACTCCTCCAAAAGTCCCCTTAGTTAAATGGATATAACGAGCCCCTCCTAAGGGCTAGTTGTAGGTTCGATTCCTGCAGGGGACGCCATTAGCAACTAAACAGTACTATTCCCACCTAAACAAACCCTCCAAAAAACCAATCACAGCAATGCATTGCACTAAACTGAGCTAAACCAATCTATACTGGTATAAACATATTTTTGGGGGTTGTATTGGTGGTATCGTATATTTCACTCGTACTCAATACCCCCATGCCAACAAATATCAGTGACAAAAACAAAAATCATACAACTAAATGCAATCGATACATTTCTAAATGGTACGAGCAGAGAGAAATAATTCAGAATAAGTCGATAAGATATGCATTTCCCTTTTCTCTCTATCCATCTTATTCCTCTATACCATCAAAGCTGTGCCAACATTTCCTGCGTAATCAGTACCACTCCACCCTCTGAACAATAAAAACGCTGTTCATCCTCTTCTTTATTTTCGCCTACCACCAATCCACTTGGCACATGGCAACCTTTATCAATAATGCAACGTTTTAAGCGGCAAGCACGCCCTACACGTACCTTAGGGAGTAACACTGAAGAATCAATTTGGCAAAAAGCATCAATATTTGTTTCTTGAAAAATAACTGAGTTAGTAATCATTGAATCCGCAATTATACAACCAGAGTTAATTAGCGAGTTAATCACCATACCTTGTGTTCCAGAACTACCTTGAATAAATTTAGCGGGGGGTAGCGGGTACATTGCTGTACGAATTGACCAATTATGGTCATACATATCTAGTTCAGGTGCAGCAGACACTAAATCAATATTCGCATTCCAATAAGAGTCGATAGTGCCGACATCACGCCAATATGGCTGAATTTTTTCATTAAAATTAGATGTGACACATGAACGAGCAAATGGATGTGCCCATGCTACCTCTTGTGCGACGACCTTTGGGATGAGATCTTTACCAAAATCATGATGAGTTTCTATAAGAATGTTTTCTTCTTTCAGTAATTGATAGAGATATTGCGCATCAAAAACATAAATTCCCATACTGGCTAATGAAGTATCAGGTTTGCTAGGCATCGATGGTGGATTTTCTGGTTTTTCGATAAATTGAATAATACGTTCGTTTTCATCGATATCCATAATTCCAAAGCCAGAAGCTTCATTTTGTGGTACTTCAATACAAGCCACCGTGCATTTACTGCCTTTTTCGACATGGTCGAGCAACATTTGCGAGTAATCCATCTTATAGATATGATCCCCCGCTAAAATCAAAATATATTTTGCTTGATAATGCCTAATGATATCTAAATTTTGAAAAATGGCATCAGCAGTACCTTGGTACCATCCATCATTTCCTTGCTTTTGCTCCGCCGGCAAAATATCAATAAACTCATTGGCTTTATCATTCATAAATGACCAACTCCGTTGAATATGTTGGATCAATGAATGCGAGTAGTACTGCGTTAAAACACCTACGCGGTAAATACCTGAATTGATGCAATTTGATAATGTAAAATCAATAATTCTAAATTTTCCACCAAAAAATAATGATGGCTTAGATTGCTTATTAGTCAGTGCTTTTAAGCGTGTTCCTCGCCCCCAGCAAGGATCAACGCCACCGTTTTATTAGGTAACTGCCTTGCTAACATTAAACGTTGCGCAGAGTTTGGTTGTGATTGAGCCAATAACTTTTCTGGCAT